CACCCTGATGGGTTTCCGCCAGTTCTTTGATAACGTCTTGCGCGCGCTGTACGTCAACTGTCTGTTCGCCGCTGTAGGTGAGCGTTTGCATTGTGTTAGAGACTCGCGTTTTCGGTCAACTCTCCTGTAATGGAGAGGTCGCCAGTCGTCAGGTCCATGACTAACCTTCTGGTTCCGTCGCGCTGTGTGATAATTAGTTGGTCGTCGGTCTGTGCATTTTTGCCTGCCCGGAACCCGAGGCAGATGAGTCCCGATGCTTGGTTGTTCTCGATAGCTTCGGCTCCGACTCCGACGTTTCTGTTCCCCATCGTTGAGGGGTCTGAAAGCCCCTGTCCGCCTGCCGTTTTGTAGCCAAGTGCGGTAACGTAGTTGCCGGTGTTCTTTCGCCCAGACTTTCGACCGACAAAGACGCTTTCTTGCCCTGTGTTATTTTTCGCGGCTGTGTAGCCAATTGCCGTGACATCTTTACGGGTGTTATTCCGCGCAGCGTAGAATCCAAGGGCTGTTATTGCTTCGCCAGTATTTTTATAGGCGGCTTGATACCCGACTGCTGTCACGCGGTTTCCTGTATTATCAGATGCAGTTGAGTATCCGAGCGCCGTAATGTACTCACCTTGGTTTTTCTCTGCCGCTTTATATCCAACCGCAACAGGTGCGTAGACGTTATCCTGAGTGTCTGCTGCCGCACGAAACCCGACGCCGACAGACCCCAAACCTTCGTCTTGTTTGAGCGCTTCGTGTCCAACCGCAACCTTTTGTGACACGTCATATCCGTCTGAGTGCCAATAAAGCGTTCGGGAGCCGACACCAACCGCGACACTTTCCCCTTTCGATGCACCGTGGTTGCGGCCATACGTGAGAGGGGCGTCTCCAGTGACAGTAACAGACTCTTCCGTATCCAGTGCCCCGACGTTTGTGACATCATTCGAGCTGGCGTCCAGTGGCGCGGCCAGTTGCCACTTCCCATTGGTGTCGTCCCATCGAAGCGCGGTGTTGCCACTGGTGTCATTGATGACGAGGTCGCCACTCTCTTCTTCGAATGCTGGGCTATATCCATTTGGAAGGTCAAGCGACTCTGCCGCCGCAGGCGTATCAGTTGAACCTAAGTTTGCCATGGGTTATTGCTCCGCGAGAACGACTGTCGAGCCGTCATCAAATTTTGCTTTGAATGCATTCGCGCTTTGGTCATACCATCGCACAACCCCTGCATCGGGTGTCGAGGGTTCTGCTTCTGGTTCGTACCTGAGTGCCGTCGACAGTTCGTCATCGCCGCCAATGCCGTGGCGCGACTGATGGTCCTCGGTGTGGTGGTCGTCCGGCGAGACAGTGGTCTGGTCAATACTATTGTGGTCGATGTCCGATTCGTCAACCACGAGGTTGTTTGACCCATCTTCGGAGAGCAACGTGCCAGCAAATTGCGCGGGGTCGATATTTACAGTAACGGTGTTGCCAAGGCTGACACTGCCTCCACCCGTGAGGCCATCGCTTGCATTGACAGTCAGGCTATCGCGTTCGAGAATTGCCTGCGGTACGTACCCGTTTGCGCCATCGTAGACGGTCTTGGTGCCGTCGGTAAGGTCTTTGCCGTCGAGATTACGGTCGAACGCTTCGTCGGAAATGCCCCGCCCGTCTGAGGGCACGATGTCGCCAGTGCGGTTTGCGTCAGGATACTTGTCGTCAAAATCGTCAATTATCTTGCCGCCATTGAAGGCTTGGTACGCGACGTTGTTTTGGTAGTCCCAATTGCGTATTTCGCCCCCTTCGACTTGCATCCGACCGTTGCGTAAGCACGAGAACCCGATGTTGGGGTCATTAACTTGCCCGTCATAGATGTTGTAGATGAGGTTGATTTCCCCAGAGCGTAGATATGCAAAAGCATAGCCGGCCCCGTACATATAGCAGCTAAAGAAGGTAATGCCAATCGATGATGTAACCCATGGCATCCCGTCAAATTCGAGGAACTTAATATTGACGCCGTTGACGCCTTCGATGTGGATATTGCCGTCGAATTGTTCCATGCCAGCCGGGTCGTCGTCGCCAACTGCACCGAGCTCTGAGTCACCAACAATTTCCAGACTAAACTCCCCGTCTTGGTAGATTGCGCCACTCCTATTTGTTATCTTGAGTGGCGTGTTTGTCGGTGTCGAGTAATCGCCGATTTGCCGAATCTGCACTTGTTTATCCCCAAACCGAGGCAGTTCTTCGAGTGCCCGCGGATAAGACGCGAATGCCGCCGACGCCGATTTCCCGTCATTCGAATCGTCGCCGTTTGCTTGGTCTACGTAGAAGACAACATCAGCATCGCGGCTCGTTTTGAGGCCATCAATATTGGCGCTTTCTGCATCGAGATTGCCAACGTTGGTGATGTCACTCCCGGACAGGTCGAGGTCACCAGTTTCGGCGCCGTCGTCTAACAGAAACTTGACCAGCTGGTCGGCACTCACTTCGTCCGATGTAATTTCCATCGTGCTCATATGTTAGTCATCCAACTGGTCTTTGATTTCTGCAATATTTTCCTGCGCGGTCTGGAGCTTTTTCTCGCCGTACACGTACTGGAGATTCAGATAGTAGATGAACCCAAGTGCACCAAGCAACGCATAGCTCACTGCTTGTGAACTTGCCGAGCTCGGAAGCGGCGGTATCTCTCCAAAGAGTGCGTAGCGGACTGCTGCGCCGGCCCCTGCAATTGCAACCCCGTAGAGGAGGATAAAGATTGGTCCCCAAAGCCCGAGACTGACCCAATTCTGTAACGTCTGTTTGTCTAAGTTGATTGAAACCATAGGTACAATACTGTAGCGAATGTCGTGTACTGCAGGAACGTGCCCGCCATGTGGCCGGCCCGGAAGTAGTGTTGCTCCGCAAGCGTGTCTCTGTCATGCCAACCCCATGTCAGGCCAGCGTAGAGACCATTGACAAACACGTGCCATTCGTCATAGGATAGCTCTCCAACAAGCGAGTGCTCGTCGTCGGTCATCCGTTCACGCGGAGTTCGGCATCGTGTAAGTCGGCCCACAGGCTGTGGAAGTAGCCCTGTGCATTAATGTAGCCGGTTGACATTGGGGTCACGAATGAGTCGCCGCTGCCGGTCCACTTGCTGCCGTCATACGTCACTTTTGCGCCGTTGTGCCCAAGCCCGAGACAGTGGCCAAGTTCCATAATGAGGACATTCACGGCAAAGTGGGCGTCGCCGTACCCGAACTGTTTGATACACTCCGGGTCGAATCCCTGTAGTTTGTCGGCGTGTGCATAGTACGAAGTATAGCCACCGCCTAATCCGGGCGGGCTGGTGCCGTCGTCCTGAAAGACACACATATTGCCGTCTTTGGCCATGTCATCTTGGTCCCAAAGCCAGTCGTCGTAGGTATCGCCCGAGATAGTATCTGGCAACCGCGTGTCGCTAACTGTCACCTCAATGTCATATCGGTCACCGTATGCGTCAGCAAATGCATACTCGACGTACGGCCGCGCATTGAGAACTTCTTCGTGGACCTCATCAGTTGCCCACAGTCGAAGCTCGATGCCCCGGGTTCCTGCGGAATCGGGAATGTCAACACATTTGTTGGGCGGCCACGACCAGCCAACAGTAATATCGTCGCTATCTTCTTCTTCGCCTTCGGGCTCTTCGGGAACCGTGCCGGACTGTCCAGAGCGCTTTCGATACACGTACTCGCGGAGCTTGCGGAGCATACCATTCATGCTTCTGGCCCCCAAATGATGTCGTCTTTCGATGTATCCACACAGCCGCCGCAGAGGAGCGCCGTCTTCTGTACGTCACGCTCTTCTACAACCGTGTAGACATACGCAATTTCGTTGCTCTCCACTGCGCCGTCAACATCTTGTACCTCAACGGTCGTAAAGAGTTCCGTTGCAATATTTACAGACTCAACGTCCGGATTCGCCGCTTCGGCAGCCAGTGCGGCCCGGTCCCTGTTCGAAAACTCGTCCGTCAACTCGTCAAGTTGTGCTTGTGTTTCGTCAGTGTGTTTGAGCCCATACACAACTTCCACATCGGTCGGCTCCGTCCAGCGCGGGCCACTCACGTAATTTGCATTTTCTTCAATCGGTTCGCCTAAGAACTGGCCACAGTCAGAACACGTACTTGGCATCGTTATACCTTTTGGATAAATGACACGTTCACTCGTCGCGGCTTGTTCGAAAACTGAGCACCAGTCGCCCCATTCCCTTCCGAATCGACTTGGAAGGTGTGCTGGTGTGCGCCATCGTCATCTGTTTCGGCACTTCCCTCGTTGTCGGACGTGTCTGTCCATTCATCGACTGCTGCACCAGAACCCGAGAGGTTAATTGTACTGTCGCCATGCCCGAGCTCATGGCTGTGTGCGTTGTCCGTCGTCGTCGTCAATGTATGGCTATGTGATGGCAGTTCGGACTCCGAGAGTGACACATTGTGTTGCCCGCCTGTGGAGCCAATCTGAGGCTCTTGGGCTCTGTACCCGGTCACGAATTTCCGACGCAAATCCGGCGTGCCATTATTGCCATCACAGTAGACCCATCCGGGCGGCGCGTTGGTGCCCCTATCGGTCCACGGCAATATAACTCCCGCGGGAACGTCCACCGTCGTGCCAGCAAATACACTCATATTGGAACTATATAGGCAACTTCGTAGTATTCGGGCCGGATGTCAAGACTGGCCCCGCTTCCCGTGTCGCCGATGTTTTGTATCGTGTGCGAGTGGCTTCCCGCGGGGTCCGTCTCTCCGCCACCACCAGTCTCGTTTTGATTTGCTTCACTGCCGCCGTCAGTCACACCATCCTTGAGTTCTTTCCAGTATGCCAGATGGGAATGTGACCCTTCACCGGCCGCCGTCTGGCCAGTGTGCGTATGGTCCGGCAAGTGTTTTGACTCTAAGGTACGAAAATGGCTCCCAGCAGTCGCACCAGCGGCCTTACTTTTTCCAGCGGTGCTGACGATAAACTTATCTAACAAATCTGGCGTGCCATTGTTCCCATCAGCAAGCGCCCACCCGGCGGGAATGTTGCTCAGGGAATCCGACCATACCATAATGAATCTACTTGGAATGTCAGACTCGGCAAATACGTCGGGCATAGTTATTGTTTCATGATAAACGCAACTGTGTAGTATGGCGGGTTGTTCTCAAATGCGCTCCCACCGCCCGTGTTGCTGATTCCAGATGAGTGACTATGGGACCCGTTGGTGCTCGTTTGTGGTCTCGGCAGCTGGTCTCTATTAATGAGTTCCCGATAGCCGTCGTCCCCGTAGAGAGCCGTGCTGTCAACATTCTGGTCGTGGGTGTGCTGGCCGTCGGTCGATGTTTTTGGCGCGTGCTCATGAGTATGGGTTGGCATCTCCGCCACCGTGAGCGACTTCCACCCCGTACCGCCAGTCGAACCGGGGTCAGTACTTGCGTCGGGCACGTTTTGGATAAACTTCTCACGAAGGTCTGGGGTGCCATTATTCCCGTCACAAACCACCCATCCCGCGGGAACGCTGCTGATGTCGTCTGCCCAGATAGCAATGGCTCCGGGCGGGGGCGTTCTCGTAACTCCAAACTCACCAGCCATTATACAATTCGCGCAATAAAGCCACCAAATGCTTGTTCACTCGACCCGCTGCCAGAATGATACTCGCCATTGTCAACGGCTACCATAACAACCTGCGCGCTTCCGGTCGTATTCGTATAACTGGCTTTCGGTTCGCCCCGGCTATCAGCGAAGGTTGTCGTTCCATCCCCGGACAGCACTGTCACCGTATCCGTCGCCCCGGACGCCCCCTCGGGAACAATTGCAAGGTCAACACCGGATGGGGCCGGCGACGTAAATCCATCTTGTGTCAAGTGCGCTTGCGTGACGTGCAGGCTTTCCCCATCGGCAAGCTCAAAGGCACGAAGCGATACCGACTCGCCGGTCTGCACGGTGCCGCCTTCAAACTTTGATGCCCACTCGTGGTGGAGCAAGCCGCCGTTCGCGTCGATGTGTGTTGCCAAATCGAGCGGCCCTTGCGTGTCAGTTATTGACTCACCATCTGCATCGAGGGTCCCGGCTAACGTGTCACCATCAGCATACAAAACGGTGCTCCACTCTGCGTTGCCAGTATCGTAGATAGAGAGTTCGCTGCGGTCGTCCCTGTACACAAGGTGCCCGTTCTCGGGATTACTCGGATAGCTTGACGACACTTCGGACTCAAGGCGGGTGTTTGTGAGCGACACTAAATGGTCAATGTCGCTAATAAGGTTCGAGGTCAGGAAGTTATCCCATTCGTCAACCGGCTGTTCGCCTTCTTCGTAGTTATAATTATCGGGATACTCGCTTCCTGTCGAGCCCCAGACCTTGAGGTTGGTCGTATAATTTGCCATCTATTGAATCACTCCAGCATATGTGCCGCCATTATCTTTCGGTTCATCGTTCGAATCTAACCCGTCGTAGGCTTTACTCGCGTCGTGGTCATTGATATTGTATGCCGACGGCGTAATGTATGTAAATGTACCCGAGACGATAACGTCCAGCGCATAGCTGGCTGCCAAGAGTCGCTCAACGATTTCTCTGAGCTCACTTTGGTCGAGGGCTTGGTCATCGAGCGCGTTGGCTGGGAGACTCACATTTGCGCGCCCCGGTGCAGAGCGGTCATCTAACTCGAAGTTTGACGGCGCAATCCCAATGATGGTGGCCAACCCGTCGAGCACGTCGCTTTCAGTGCCTTCACACGTCGCCAATGCGAACTCCGCGAGAACGCGCGCCCGATAATGGTCTGCCGATTCGCCATCGCGTTTCGTAATACCAACAAGCTTGCCAAACCGGCGCAGATTCGTATCGGGCGTCGTAACTGTCAGCGCGTCCTCAGCATCTTCAATGGCACCGTCAAGCGAATCTGCCTGCTCCGCGGGCGCCTGCATCAATTTATAATTATTGCTGGCCTCCGAAATTGGATAATACTCGGGCAGGCCACGTGCAAGCGCTTCTGTCGTCTGGTCAGTCATCGTTATGTGTGCTGGGCGTTCACAGTAAGGCTCTGGTCTTCGCCATCTGCGGTGGCCACTTCGCCAGTTGCAATGGTAATATTTGACTCACCCGACGGCGGCGACGACGTATCCACTTGTAGGTCAGTCACATCGTACACGCCAGCGACGCCCATAATTGCATCCAGCACCTTGTTGTAGATAACGTCATCACCAGCCCCAAGGTCGCCATCAACGTTGTCACCGCTTGTCAGCGTGCCACCAATATACTGAATAATTGCGTCTCGGACCGCATCATCGCCAGCGTACTCGTCAGTGTGCTCAAGCGTTACGTCAACGTATATCTGAATGGCTGTCGGAACGCTAAACGTGACATCTTTTTCTTGTCCGTTCGAGAGCTCCGCTGTTCGCGTGACCGACGTGCCAGCATAGCCACCAACAGACGTATCGCCAACAGCTTTCGTTTCAAGCACCGTTTGCGCGACATCTGTGTAGAAATCGCTGTTTACATCGACAATGGGTTCGAAACTGTGTCCGGGGCGCCCCTCGCTATCGGATGTGTCAGAGTCGTTTACAATAACGCTGACCGTCTTTGTTTCGTCAATCTGGTCAAGCGAACCGAGTACTGCGGGAAGCGTCGCTGCGGCCCCGTCTGATATTTCGTCCTGAATGCGTTCTCGATAGGCTGCATCTTCTTCGCCGTCCCGACCGCCGTCTGACTCAAGTGGGTTTGTCACAGCATCGATGCCATTGTATGACTGTGTCAGGACCGTCACTGTGTTGGCACCAACGTTTGTTCGACCCCCCGCTTCGGTTGCGGTAGCGGGGACAGACGCGCGCGACATGGTAAGCTCATCGAAGTACGCAGTGTTCCCGCCCGACTCACGAACGCCGTAGCTTCCCGACTCAAATGTCGCTTCGGCTTCACTTGCGTCCACCGATGCTAATTCTGCGTTTGCGGAGTCAAAGACTGTCAGGTTGTGTGAGGCATCAGCACCCCACTCGACTTGTACGTGGAGGAACTCGCCGGTTGGAATCGATGCCCCCACCGAGGCGAGGTTCGTGCGGGACCCGCCATCCACAACATCAATTGCTATTTCACCATTCTGCTGGTCAATACGTGCCTCGTAATAATTGCTGAGGTCCGTTGCGCCGTACAGGAATGCTGGCTTTGCATTACTGGAACAGCGAAGTTGTGCATGGTATCGGGACGCGTCAGCAATCTGGTAGTTTAGATTGAGGAGCCCGCCAGAAGCGGTGCTTTCGAGAGCATAACTGCCAGACTCAACCGTTGTAGACTGCGTGACAAAGCTTCCCGTGTCGCCGCTATACTCAACAATATCGTTATCTTCAAATCCGTCAAGATACCGGAGCTTGAGTTGCGTGTCAGTTGCAAATGTGACCGGGTTCGCGCTATCTGTCTGTGCTCGTGCGTTGCTCGGAACACTATATGTGCGCGTTACCGGGTCGTCGTTTTGGAACTGTAAGCGAACCGTTGCCGGTTGGGCACCGCGCCGGAACACGCCAACAAGCTGGCCGAGATTATTCAGTGACTCGCCAGTCGCCGCATCAATGTCGAGCGCTTGGAGGATGTCGCTGAGGTCCTCTTGCTGGTTCGCAAAGTACTCTGCAATTGGGTCAGCAAAATGGACCAACACCGCCACTTCGTTTGTCGAAAGCTCTCTGTCAAATGATTGCTCGTAGGTCCCAAGCATTGCTGACAGAATGTCGCGCTTACTATCTGGTTCAAACGTGCTCATGGCGATGCCTCCACAATCGACGTGCTACCCCCGGCATACGAAAGTTCCACTTCAAGGGTCACACCATCGTTGGCAAACGACGCCGTAATGTCTGACACTTTATCGAGCATCGAATGGCGCTGGGCAACCTTTTGAGCCTTCACTTCGACAAGCGACAGGACATTTGTATTATCAAACTCGTTTACAATGTCGCTGTACTCGTCTGTAATGGCGAGCGCGACAGATTGTTCAAACCCTTCGCGGCCCTCGACAGTTGCAAGGTCGCCACGGTGGTCAATAAATACTTCGTTTTCGGTAGAGAGTGCAAAATCGAAAACCATTATTCTATCTTTGTGTCCGTTGGCGCCTCGTTCTCTGTGTTTGTCGTGCCCTGTGACCCATCGGAGAGCGTCAGGTTATGTGTATGATTTGCTCGCGCGACTTTGATAGCGTTTCCTGTGTCACCGATAAACACGTTTGCGGCGTCGAGGTACATATCACCATCACAGGTAAGCTCTATGTCGTAGCCCGAATCTGTCTGTTTAAAGGTCAATAGCGTACTTTCGTTTAACCGAAAGGAAATATCGCCTTCGGAAAGCCCTTCTGGAAGGGTGACTCCGGGGGTATTGTGCGGGGAATGGGCAATCCGCCGGCCTTTGCCAACTGTGTCGACCTCTACAATGTCGCCTTCTTCGGGAACGAACCACACACCGGCAGCTGGCGACCGAAACTCAAGCTTATCCCAATGACGGTTCGGGGAAACACTAACGTCAACGTATATCTTATTATCGTCTGTGTTCACGACGACATTCTGGACGCGCCCTACGTCAGTCATGAATCTAATATTTCCTCCGTTGGCACGTCAAAGGTTGGTACGAAATTGAATCCGGGGTCGTAGTCGCGCCGGTACTCTTCAAGGCTGTCGTACTCTTTGTCTTTTTCTGGGTCGTACCACACAGAACGCGTCTTTACTTCATTGAAGTCTGGAATGCGAGTCAGTTCGACGTTAATTGTCCACCCTTCCCGCGGATTCCGCTTGTGTTGCACGCCAAAGATAAGGTACAGGCCAGTAATGAGCTCGCTGTTACACTTGGTATTTAGCGACTCATCGAGCAGAATAATATCACCAACATCAAGCACCGCAATTGTGTCTTTGTCAGTGCTTGCCAGTCCATTGATTCCAATCGACCCACTGGTCTGATTTATCGTTTCTCTGTAGAGCTGTCGTTCGGCAATGTTTTCGAGTTCTTCTAATGACGAGAACCCTTTCTGGACTTCGCCAGCAACAACTGTGCCCGAGCTTCCGGTGTTCACTGCCTCTGCAATCCCAACAAGACGACTAAAGGTGGGGCCACCGATGTCGTCTATCTCTCTGGGCGCATTTAGTGTCCGATAACTGCCTTCAAGGTGGACACCGCGAACGCGGTCGGGGCTCGACGTAATACCATAATGTTGAATTACAATGTTGTCGCCAGAGCCAGTCGAAGAGAGAACCTTCCCGCGGGACCCGTCAAGGCCGATTTCAAGCACGCCATACTTCGTGACCCACCAATCAAGCTCAAATTCTTGGAGGACCTCTGAAAGCGCCTGTAGCGGGGTTGTCTTCTCCCAATCGAATCCATCGTGTATGTCTTCGATCATATCGGTGCCGAGCAACCCGTCTACTTTTTCTTGTGCCGAAACGAGAAGCTCAGACGCCCTTGCATCAAGCGTATTAATCCCGCCGGCTCGCTTCACAGTATCGCCTTGCAGAGCAAACCGAGCTCCCGCAGCCACACGTCGCTCGCCTTTGTCAATGTCACCAACAAACTTGTAACTGTTGATAACATTGTCAGGGTCCCCATATTGGTCCATGATATAATCGACAGCCCCGCCAAGCGTTATCCGTTCAAAGTTTGCGGTAATAGTTCCATTTGACAGAATCTTGCTGGCATCGCTAAGCTCTAACTCGGCAATATTGTTATCATTTAAATCTCGCTCAAAAGTTAACCCATCCGAAAAGTATACCATGCGGTGGGCGCGCCTGTCGCTAATACGTATATGTGCTTTCGAATAGTCAGGCACGTTGTTTGCAATGAGTTCACCAGCTTCTCGCGTAAGTGTAAACTCGCCATAGGCATACTTCCGGCGGTCCAGACGAATGTCGCTCTCAAATGGAGCCACCTCAATACCCGCTGATGGAAACGCTATCGTAATGGACCTGTCACTGCCGTCACATTCAGTTACCATATGGTTCGTATTGTCGATAGAGTGCAGGCGGGGTGTCCTCGTCAGACGTGTTGCCACGAGAAACAATCCCGTCCTCAATTTCCGACGCCACCCCGCCATCGGCCACGAAGTCCATCCGGTACTCCCAAATCATGCTGTTTGCTGGCGGGTACCACCCTGTTGGCCCTTCGACTTCAATTGCTTTCACGTAGACATCCCCAGACCATGTTGCCGATACCAACGTATGCTTGGCCCCGCTATCAGCAAGCTCATGCGCTTCATCGAGGCCAAACTTGAGCATCGGGCCAGTCACATGGATGTCGCGGTTTTTCGCGCCGTCATCGTTCACGTCTTCTCCTTTACAGAAGTTGTCGCTCCTGTCAAGGTTCCGTTCTTTCGTTACTTGAATTCGGTCGGGATAGAACTCGGGCCGAAATGGAGCATTGCCTTGCACGGCGAAGGGCTGTTGGCGCGGCTTCCCGCGGGACCCCGAATCGCTACGGCCACCATCACGAATATCACTTACGTCACCGCTGGCATATAAATCACTAATATTAACCATTATCGTTCTCGCTGTTGTGACACCGATTGCTCTTCACGGGCTGCGGGACCCATCCTGTCCATGAGTCTGTCCATTTCTGTCTTTCCAACATCGCCCTCAATAATGACAGTATTGCCTGCTCCGCCAGAACCCGCGCGGCGCCGGGACGACGTTTGCGCTGGTGAGGGTGTGCTTGCAGCTTGATGGGCCATGTATCCAGCGGCACCAATTACAAGCCCAACACCAATGCTCAGCAAGAGCGCCCGAAGGATACTCAGTTGTCCGTTTACTGTGGCAACTGCTTTGGCAAACTGATAGGCTGTCGTAATAGCCGAGCCCATACTGCCAGCAATTGCTAATATTTTGGCGGCTACAAGCCCACCAATACCTAAGAACGTGCCCTCTAACATTGCAGCAAGACTTGTCAATGCCGCAACGAGTCCGATAGCTGCAATCGTTGATGCAGTGAATGCGGCAACCCACCTATTCGTCAGGAGGTTCGATAGCCATGCTACTAAATCAATGAATGGCGCCAGTACGGCCAACAGCCGAACGACAAAGATAGATACTCTTAGTAGCGTCCGGCCGACCATCCGAAGCGCGTGCGCCATCTGAATAAGCGCATCTTGGTTCTCATACGCGAAGACAACCATATTCTCCATGAAGTCAATCAGGAACGCGCCAGCAACGCGCCCAAATCGCTGGGTTATCTGCGCGATGATACCGTCCATGCTGGCCATGCTCTGAATCACCTCAGCAATCCAGTCGGCAATGCCAGCGCCCATATCGCCCAACGGGCCTTCAAATGCTTCGATGAGGTTCTGGAGCGGCCCGACAAGTTTTTGCACTTGGCGTGGGGCACCCTGCATCCAGTCACGGAGTACCGGCTGCGCCACGTCAGCGACTGGTTGGAGCACGTCGAAAAGCCGGCTCCCTAATGACATGGCCTCCTCTTTAGCGGCTTGGAGCGACGATTGGAAGTCTTCGCCCCACCCAAGGAGCCCAAGGCCAAGGATGGCAGCACCAGCTGTTGCAATGGCTATCATGCCACCGGCAAGACCAATTGCTGCAGCACCGAGCGTCACAAACACCGGAATGAGTGCGGCAAGCGCGTTCCACACCATCATGATGTTCGGGCGGAGTTTATTAACTGTTCGCCCAAGCCGTTTCAGCGCGGCGTTGGCCTTCCGGTTTGTTGACGAAAAATCAAACCCGTCGCTACTATCTCGGCCGAGGCCGGGCACGTTAAGGTCTCCCATACCCGAGCCTGTTGGCGTTGGGATGTCCCCGCCAGAACCGCCAGAGGTGCTTGGGCGGGACGGCTGCATCATGCGCAACCATTTTTCCTGCTCTGAGCCCATAAAGTCCCGCTGCGGCATAAACTTGCGGGGCGAAATATCTAACCCAAAGCCAGCCGTCGGCGAGCGGCCAAACTTGTTATCATCCATGACCCCTTCCGGCGCCGCCGCTCCAAGTGAGGTCTCAGTTGCCGACGCTACAGCCTGTCGTGCCGGAGGTGGGAGACCACTTTGCTGAGTATCGATATGCAACGTCGACCGCATATCTTTCGACAACGCAGACTTAATCGTTTGCGCTTTGGTTTGCCCGTCAACATCGATGTCAAGGTCCGCTTCGATTTCTTTCTTGAGCTTCTTAAGTTGCGCTTGGACTTTCTTTATTTCGTCAGCAGCATCAATGTCGAGGTCTGGGGAAATCTCCATGTTGTCGATTTTCTCAAGCTCAGTCCGTAGCTCCCCGAGCTCTTCCCGAAAGCTACCGGCAATATCGACAACAATTTCTACCGGGTCAGTTTCCGCCATCGTCTATTCCTTTATTGACATATTGGACTGTTTCCCCGGTTGCTCTATCCATCGGGCTGCCGCGAGAACGGGCCATGCTATTCTTGGTCATGCCCCCGTTTCGTGCAGAACCCCCCTTGCGCCCGCCTTCTTCCTGCGCCTTTTCTATTCCAAGTGTGATGACCATCCGTTGGAAGGGGGTCAGAAAGCGCTGTTCTTGTACGAGCGGGACGCCTCCTTGGTCAGCTATTGCGAGTATCTGCGACGCGCCCCCGGCCTCCACGAAATTTTTCGGCATCCCGAATATCACCCGAGATTTCAAGGACGCGACCGCCAAGTTCGACCGAAGAGCCACCCATCATATTCTCGACAATAAACTCAGCTTCGTCGCGGTCATGGGTCACTTCGTTCCCCTCTTCATCGAAGGCGCCAGCAAGTCCGAGCACAGCCGCGCGCTGCATTGCCGCCACAAACTCTTCATCAAGTTTTTCCATGTCGATGTCCTCATCCTCCTGCGCTTCCTCTAATTTCTCGATAGATTCCGACACCGCTTCATCGGCTTCGGTGTCGAGGTCAAGGTGCTCTGACAGGAAGGCCGCAATCGGGAGAAATTCATCATCGACAAGCGGACGAATAATAACGGATATTTCTTCTCCGTAGAGCTCAATTGTCTCTTCTTCTCTGTATTCTGTACCCCGGACGACCATCTCGTGTAGTTTCGATTGACTACGTGCTGATTCAGTCATAATAAGTATTCTCCCCGGTAAGAGAAAAAGGTATCCGCAGGAACGCCCAGCTTCGCTTAGGGCAGGTCAGTCGGCTCAGCGTCAGCGTTGCCGGCGTGCTCCTTGCCCATTGCAACGAATTCGAACGAAGTCGTCGTGGTTTCGCCCGCACTCATCTCGTACCCTTCGCTCGTTGCCAGCACTTGGGTAAACGAGGTTAGTTCGCCATTGAAGTGCGTAATGTTAATCGTTACGTCAACGGGAATCCCGTTGTTATCGAACAGCTGTTCCTCAAGCTCAAGCTTGTTCCCCATCAGCTCCATCGACCCCTGATACGACACCTGATTAATCGAATAGGCGTCGGGCAGGGTGCGGCCGGAACCGTAGATGGTCTCAATGTCAACTTCCTTGGTCAGCGACAGCTGCTCGACAACAATCTCGCCCTCATTCTCAAGCGAGACAATGATGTCTGCCGCAGCCTCTTTTCGGTCAGCCATTAGTTGGTCCCTCCAGTTGCGCTGCCAGCAACGTCGCCAGCAGTCACCGTAATCTCAATGTTGCGCAGCGGTTTAGCCGTCTCGATACCAATGTCGAGAATGGCATTCAACGAATCCGACTTCTCAACAACAAGACTATACCCCTCAATCTGGCCCGACTCATATAAGTCTTTGAGGTCAGACGAGACGTTGCCCCGAAGCGCATTCAAGACACTTCGCTCGTTAAAGTCACCAACAAACGGCTCAGCACGTTCATCGGCGCGCTCAGTTACATAGTCAGTCACGAGCCGTGCAAACCCGCGTCGCCATGCTGCGCCCTCAGCGTTACTATCTGAAACGGTCGTCAGGTCGTCAACAATACGCACACTGGCCCGGCGGGGTTCCAGCGGGTTCACATATGCATTGACAAGATTCTCCTGTTCCGACCGTGAGAGCGTCGTGTGTAGCGACGTGACAGACGAGAACCGACTAAACATTGGGATTTCATCGATGCCGAGCTGCGCTCGAACCCCAACGTACTCGCCAATAATCGTGTTGTCATCACTATCGCGCGTCGGGTACACAAGCTGCGCCCGCGACGTGTCAAACGGATTCGAGTAGCTCGCCGTGTCGTCAGTGTTCGTTTCCTTGTCAACAATGTACGGCTCGCCAGCCCCGCCGACAGCAATGTTGAACCAGCCTTCCTGCTCCATGGACTCGGACTTGTCCTTGGCATCCGTAACCGGCCCGTTGTTCTCATCAACAACAGCAATGAAATCGGCTACACTACGCAGGTACGTGTCGCCATCAAGGATAGTTGCCGTGTCAATCTGGTCGAACGTATCTGTATAGTCAGCGTAGCTGTAATCAGCCTCGTCGCCAGTGTTCCCCAGCGACTCGTCGGCTTCAAACTTGCCGGTCTGCGGGTTCAGATAGACCTCATCGCTACCGGGAGACGCATTTGACGGGTCGCCATCGTAGTAGAGGACCGTGTCTTTGGTTGTCGAATTAATCGTAAACGTCACGTCTTCGGCATTTTCGACAACCGGCGCGTTTGCCAGCGTGTGTCCCGTTCCCGAAGCACCGCTCAGGTCTTCACCCGAAACATCCTGTTCGGTGGCTGCCACGGCGTAGACAACACTTGCTCCCTCAGTCAGTGCTCCGTGAAGCGCGTGCGTCAGCATACTTTTGTCCGACGGCCCAAAGAGAGACGACGCGCGACTGGCGCGGCTAATACGATACACCTCATCTGCATTTGCATTGCCCTCCGACAGATACGCCTGCCCAACAAGCACCGGCACCGCAGGCGCAGTCAAGACGCGCCCAACGTTATCCGTGCTGTCGACAGTTGTAATCGTGCCCGGAAGAGCGTCAGTTCCAATCGTAACCATGTATATTAAGTTAGTGTCTTGCTTTCCGTGCCGTCAATCTCATCATACGGCGTGTCGTCAGCGACCAGCTTGCCCGAATCGCTAAAGACCAGCGTTCCATCGCCAATGCTTGTCTTTTGCGCATACAGTGTGCCGTTTATTTCCAACGTACCGTCAACATCAACAAGCCGATAATATCGAGTGGCTTCTTGCGGAATCGTATATGTCGTGTTTGGCGGCACGTACAACGTTCTATCGTTAACAGCAATATCTATCGACTCAATGGTATCGGGCAGGCGTCCGCTGTCTGTCACGTCAATGTCTTTCTTGTAGACAAACGACAACGGAATACCAGATTCATACCAGTCTGGCTCAACGAACGCGACACCACGCGGTCCACTCACACCAATCCGCCATTGCGCAGTGTCTTCGTCAAAGAGTGACGGGTCGGCCTCACATGGCACAAAGTAGGTGTGTAGTTCGTCAAGTATTGTGTCCCGCTGGAACTCGTCCGTGTGCCGAACCAGAATATCAGCGGTCATCTCAAAGTACGCTTGGTGGCGCTTACCATTTGCATTACCATTAGCGTCTCTAAGTGTCTCTGTTGGCGGCCGATGGCCTGCATAACTGTCAAGCCGCTCCGAGCTCCACGACACGACCACTTCCGGCGGGTCCGCGCTCTGGTCGCCCCCTTCTGTTCGGACATCGACGCTCGCGCTTGTCGCGTTCTCAATGTCCAACAGGAGATACTTGAGTATATCGTACTCTTTCATAGCGACTTGAGTTCCTTATCGATTTCGTTTGCAACAACATCGTCGCCAACATTCTCGGCAACACCCTCGCCAACTGCAGAGTAGTTGACACCGTCGAGACCCGTGCGGCGGATGTGTTCCTGTAGCCAGAAGGCTTTTGCCACAACTTCCTCGTCGTAATTTTCAAGATTGACGGTTTGTGGCATAATACTGATTATTGTAGCGCGCTTCGATAATGTCCTCGATATAGTTCAGGTCGGCCACGGGGTCACCGGCATAGTTGCTGAGTATCTGCCGCACACGGTTTGCGTTCTTGTCGCTCCCGTCGACCGTTGCATCGTTGTTGATACGAAACGAAAGCCCAGCCTGCTCATTTTGCCGGTCGTACCGATACACCTCAATCATAAATCATCGAAGTCTTTCAGTATCTTGTCAACAGTATCACTAATGTCAGCAAAGATTTCATCAGCATCTAAGCCAGTCGATGCCTCCAGCGTGTTTACTGTTGACGCATACTGCTGTTTGGGGTCCATGTCGTCACGACCAGCAAGCGTGTCTAACAGCCCCGACTGTGCAATTTCGATATCCTTAATGATGTTGTCTACGTCAGCCTCTACCAGCTCTTCCATACGGAGCACTAAGGGGTCTTTCTCTCCGTGCACGTCTTTTACGTGTTCAATGATAGCATCGCCGTGATTCTCAAGTATGTCCCGCAGGAACGCGCGCTGTTGTTCGAAGTAGTCTTCCAGCTTTGCCTCAAGCTCAGGGAATTCGCTCAAGTTTTCAAACTCAGACGGTGGCAAGACTGAACCAATGTCAATTCTATCTTCGACAGCAGAGCCGGTTGGCAAATGGTGTCCGCCGTTGTCAATTGCGTGCGGCACGTTCTCGTCATCAAGTTTGGCGTTTGCAAGATGTCGGTCTGTGTTGCCAACAATTGCGTCAACAGCTTGCGTTTTGGCCAGCCATTCGCCGTGCTCGTCCAAAAACTCGGGCGCAGTATACTCGTAATCTGCGGGCTTTCCAAACCGCCCATCATAGATGTCGTTTTGCAGGTCGACGCTATTGTCAACCCACCGCTGGAAATTGCCCGGTGTAAGCGACCCTTCTTCTGGGTCAATGATTGCACCGCGTTTGTTCTCTGGCCCAAGCTGCCACCCAAGCTCTTCTGAAATGCGCGTAAAGACTTGTTCGTTTCTTACGGTGCCGGGGTCTGACCCGAAGTCGCCAACGTTAATATTTCCACTAAAGTATGCAAAGTCGCCATTTTCAAACTCAACATAATATGAGTTTTCGATGTTGACGCCGCCCGCCATTCCGGCTTCTTCAAACGTTTGCACGTTGTCAACTTGCAGGTCATCTGGCAACGACAGCGTGACGTGTTCCTTCGAGGGCTCTTGCGACGGTGTGCCCCCATCTGTCATTACCGTTGGGGAATCATTGTAGACGACCAGCTGGCCACCCTCAACGCGGTAGCCACGCATCTTCTGTTGGACCCACGGAATTAGCTTAGCAAGCGGCGGCCCTTTTGCACCGTATCGGGCACCGGTATCCATGGGCGCGGCGTGTTCAGCGTCGTTCTGCACGAGCATGACCCAAATACCGTTCCGAACCTCAAAGCTAATGTCAAATGAATTGACAAGTTCCGTTGTCCACACCTTCCCTCGCTGACGAAGATACTCTTGCATAGCGCGCTCCATCCGCTTCCCCAGACTGTCTGGGCGCGATGGTTTCAGCGCGTTTTCAATACCGTCTTCGATGCTATCCTCAATGTCATCGACAACGTCCTTGTTCCGAACAGTAACATCTATCTCAAGGTCGCCCATTATGTCACTAATGTCGTTCGAAACTCGACGTGTGTATCTCGGTCGACGCGGCTGTCTAACGTGTACTCGTTGCCGTCTTCAAACAGGAGCCGGTCGCCTTCTTGCGCAACCGTATTATATCGTGCCGCAATGCCCGGTTCCTCATCAGACACCCGACCACCAGCAACAAACTGTTCCGACCCCGGTTCGCTTTCGGTTTGATAGATGCGCCGGAACCGTTCAGTCGCCTGTGCCGAGTACGTCACGTCTGTGTCAGTAACCTTCCCGTAGCGGTTTTCTGTCGCATTCCCATCAGGACGACGGATTGTTGCTTCGTTTCCCGTCCGATAAATGATTGCTGAAACAGTCGTCCGGTTGCCACCAAGCAGCGGTCCTGTCATTGTCCATAGCTACGGTTCTCTCGTTCAAGCTCCGCCTGTGCAGGCCCGGCTTCATCCCGCACCGCACGCTCAGCCTCTTTTAAGCGAGCGCGGAATAACTCAAACCACACATCGTAGTGCCCCTGTGCCGGCTTCTGGGCAATGATGTCAGCAATTTCAAGATTTACTGACGCAATCTCGCCGGCTTTAATCTTTGTTCCCAGACAGGTAAACCAGAACAGCGCCCGGTCAGCACTCTGGTCGCCCGTGTAAAAAACGTAGCTTGGGTCGCCAAAACTTGCCCGGAGCTCCTCCTTGCCGATGTCAACAAGCTTCTGAATGTCCGCATCAGACATAACATCTGCCGGATAATCAGTAAGCGCTCTGACTTCGGCAATGAGCTCAGTGTCTGTGGTTGCCATTCTGGTTTAACCTTTGGTTAGATTTAGCTGGTCGACACTTCGTCGTCGGTCACAGTCAGCTCGACACCGGCAAGCGGGTCAGCAAACTTGCTCCCAAACCGCATCGTGCCATAGGTACCGAGAAGTGCGCCGGGGTCGCCCCGGAAGCCGCCCGCGCCACCAATCGGAGCACCACTATTATCAGTGAGCTCCATGGCCCGAACCGTGTTCGTGTAGACAGGATTCTGGCTCGAATCGTACAGATAGAACGGGTGGTCGCCATTGCTGTCAGGCTTGAGCCACGCCGTCTGCATGATGGTCGCACCGTTCACCTGCATGACCTCCATGGGCCTATCAGTCGGGTTGTCAACGAGGTTCTCAGCCTGCGGGACGTGGAACTGTGACCCGAAGCCGTCGTGCCGCTCCTCGATGAAGTAATCCGCCATCTCGCGGGTCGTAATGACCGCATCAGGCTCGTACCCGTGGTGGGTCAGCTCGCCCGACAGTTCGCGGACAATCTCAGTCGGCGTGCGCGAATCGGCGTCGTTAAACAGAACCTCCGACGTGTCGTTCGCGTCGTTGTTTAGACCAGTGTAGACGTGATTGTGCGTCCGCGAGAACGAGTACGCCCCGTGGTCCTCCGGGTCATACCAGAGCTGGGACCCGTCGGCGATACCGTTGCGCAGCACGTCGAAGACAACGTCGAACATCTTCTGGCGCCCGCCTTCGACAATCTCCGCGATGTGGTCCTCGATAAAGTCGCGCGGCGAGTCCTCAACAAACTCACGCGTCATCCCGAGGTCACGGGCGTAGGTATCGACGTTGAACGCCATCTGGTAGTCATCAATCGTACCCGTCCGCGCGTGCTCAAGCTCAGCAACCTCCTCCCATTCGAGGTCGCCAGTTCGCGTAATAAACGTACGCGAGTCAACCTCTCGGGAGAACATATCGACAAAGCCACGCGATGCCTCCTCGTTGAAGACATCAATCATCTCCATGGCCGTGTCACCAAGCTCGTACAGCGGAACGTCGTCCTTCGTCAGAATTTCGTGTCCGTCAGGTGCCATTAATAATTACCTCGTTAGGCCGTAGTGTAGTCGTGCTGGATGTCAAGGAAGACGGTCTCCCCATCCTCCGCGGCGTAGCCAACACACTGCTGGACTTCGTCAGTTGCACCCGGCTCGCTCTGGGTGTAGCCGCCGCCCGTGTCCAGATAGACGGGTTCGCCGGGCGTGAAGTTCCAGTCCTCGTCGTCGTTATAAATCTCCACGCCGTAGGAGACGTACCCAACCTTGCCGTCGTCAACCGCTACTCGATTCGCCTCAGCCAGCTTTGCCGCATACTCGAACTGCCCCGACGGATAGTTCGCGGGGTCATCAACTGGAGTTGCCAGCACGCCAACAGCGGCAACCTGCGTGCCACTGTCAGCGTTGGCCACAACAACGTCGCCGTTCGAGTCGAGACCAACGAGGTCGCCCTCAGCACCAGTCTCGGCCGCCACGGCTCCATCAGAATTAATCGGCTGCTCAGCCGAAGTTGCAATCTTAGGGTTAGCCATATATTATATCACCTTATTCCGCACCGGGAAAGCCCTTCGACCGAAGCCGGTCGCGGGCACGTTCTCGGGCCTGCTCATTGCCGCCCGACTCTGCCTTACCCTTCTCTTCCTTCTGCGAGAAGGTGGTCAGGTCTTCTATTTCCTCAGACTCGTCGTCTTCGTCTTTGGAGAACTCTGCTTCGGCGCCTTCCTCAATAATCTGGTCCAGCTCGGAAATCGAAAAGCGCTCCGCAAGAAGCGTGGCCGGCATCCGAACGTACTCCGACGCCGCCCTCGCCTTCTCTTTGCGGAACTCCGCAATGCGCTCGCTCTTTTCTTCAAGCTTTGCTTCGTACTCTTCCTGCGCCTCCGAATACTCCGTCTGGAGCTCGTCATACGCGGTCTGATTCTTCTGGTGCGATTCCATGAACTGGCTGAGGGTCTCCTTTGCCTCGTCACCAGTCATGTCGTCAACGCTCGTATCAAGCGTGAGGTCAGTAAACTTACTCATAATTAGTTTTGGATTAATATGTGTGGTCGCTCGACAAGCCGGCTTCGTGCGGACTCCTCCGTGTCGTCGCCATCATCGTCAAGCACTGCTTGTTCAATTGCTGAACTAAACTCCGGCGTCAGCCCGCCATTATCATAGCCAGCCGGGAACGGGGTCAGCGAGAACTCTCGAATTTCGCCATCGACAAACCGCGGATTATCAGCGCCTCCCGGGTTCTCAACCTCAATTGTCTGCGGGTCAAACGCCACCGAAATGTCCGTTACCTGCGGCGGCTCATGCGTAAAGTCCGCAATAATGTCATCACGAATGCTGGACCCGGTATTTGGAATATGCGTCTGGACTTGCAGGAAGTCGCCGCCAAACTTGACATTCTCTGCCTCGATGGCACCAACGTTTGCACGCTGGCTCTTCGAATGGTCAATCTGGAGCGGAATTCTGCCGCTGGGCCCAGCTACACTCCTGAGAAATTCAGGAGTTATTTCGACACCGCGCCGAACGCCGGGCTCCATTGCGTTGAAGCGCACATCGACCGACCCATCATCGTTCTCGCGGACACCGTACTGGTTAAACCCCTCCGAAAGGGCCTCCGTCGGCAACACCGAATACTCGATGTTCATGCCGAAGTTCCCGTCGGTGTCGTCTATTGTTAACGTCATACTTTAGATACTTAGTATCCCAATAATCTTTGCCGCGATTCCCGCAACCGTCGACGCGATAAAGCCTATCACGCCTTTCCCATACTTGAGGTCTTTTCGGTTTTTAAGAGTAACGGTCTTAATCTCTTCAATATCGTCTTCATTGTCGGACACTTTCTCGTCAATACGATTTATGTTTTCGTCAACACGCTTTGTCCGTGCATCAAGACGATATAATATCCGTTCTTTTTCGTCCTCGTCCATCTACATCACTCCTCTGTAGCTCCCTGTTGTGGTCTATCTTGGTTGCCTGAGTTATCAGCAGACGGGTTCTGGCGGGTTTGGACTTCGCGCCCAGCAGACTGTGTTCCACCGCCGGTATCAGTTGGGCGCCCACCTTGCGGGTTCTGAATATCGTCGCCACGGCCAGCAAGGTCATTAATGAGTTGGACCTGTTCATCAAGGGTCTCATCAGTCGGCAGCTCAGTCTCTGGGTCGATGCCCAGCCGCTTTGCCGCTGCCTCCCGTGTTAGCATCCCATTGTTGACCAGCCGCAGCGCAAGGTCAGCCTCAAGCCGCTCTTCCTCGGACGAATGCTTGCCAAACTCAAACTCTGGCAAGAGGTCGCTGTATTCAACAGCCGTCGAATCGCCCAGAATTGACGGAAAAATCTGATACCGAACAGCGTGCTTGATAACCTTCTGATAGCGCTTGATGCGGCGGTCAAACTTTGGCATGACGGCCTGTAGCTCGTTGCCATTCAGCACGTCATTGTTTAACAGGTCTGCCGGAATCCCCATGCCGGTCGCCACACGGCGCATGAAGTGCTTGAACGTCGACTCAAGCCGCATCGCGCCAGATGTGCTGGACGTTGACGTGACCCCAACAGGTTCTGCATCAACGTCATGGCCCACAGCCAGCATGGACTCCGGCTCAATGCTTTCTATTTCATCGAGCCAGTCATCAATCTCGGATTGCGTCCACGGCCGTTCCTCGCTGCCACACTGCCACAGAATTGGCGGGTACGCTTTTGTGGCAACAAACCGCGCCGTGTCAATCTCCATGTCGCGCAGGATGTCAACTTGTTCCTGCACGGGTTCAATGACAGAGTGCCCGAAGTCTTCGTCAGGATGCCGGTGGAACCGAAGGATTGCCAGCTCGTGCTTATCAAACTCAATATCGTCTCCATTTGCCGAGCTCTGAATGTAAGACTGGATATTGCCAAACTCGTCAGTCTGGATTTCCATATCCTCCGTCGGCAACACCTTTGGGCGGAAATAGTCATCCTCAACGATTATCTCCAAGAACCCCGTGCCGTCAACGAGTGCGTGCCAAGCCCAATTCGAAAGGACACTTTCAAACTCAGACGCCTCAAGTGCGCGCTTGAGCTCTGCAATGTCCTCGTCAGTCTGCTCTGTCTCAGTGCCCGGAATATTTGCGGGCCGAACGGTAAACCCAGACCCGACCAGATAATCGACCAGCGTATTGACAGCCTCTTTGATGTGCGGGTCAGTATCGGCAATCCGCCGGAACCGGTCAATATCCTGTGCTGGTGCCTGTTCTGGTCGTGGAGTGCCACCGCCGCCGCCAGACTGCCGAACGACAGCCTTCGAACTATCGAGAGCGAATTCGTACTCCCCGGCCTCTACCTTCTGTTGTATTTGGTCTTGAACTGCTCCCATTAGTTACCTCCGCGCTCGTCTCGACTGATAGCGGTTCCTGCGGGAACGCGAGCCCCGCGACACAGACGTTGCCCCATAACCGGGATTGTACTCGCCATCCGGTTTCTTTGTCGTTGCCGAGGGGTCCGTCGGTTCAATATCAACGCTATCGCGCTCTTTGCTGGCAGGAGACGTAACGCGCTCACCAGCTTCCGTAGGCGGGTATGCAGAGAGGACCGCAGCCATGGCCATGTCGTCCTTGCCGCTCTCTGAATTGTCTTTTCCAGAGAACCGCGGCCTCGAATACGACGTTTTCTTCTCTTTAACAATCGATGACAGCTCATCGTAGAACCGGTCGTTATTGACAAGTGTCACCTCGTTGTTACGAAGACCCATATTCATGTCGCCCATCATATTGGCGACAGCCTCTTTATCAGAGAAGTCAAATCCAATGACAGAGCGTCCAAGCCGGCGCTCAATAATGCGCTCAAACGTTTGCCCAACGCCTCCCTTGTCCATGACCACAATATCTACGTCAGCGCGGTCATAGACATAGGCAATGAGCTCCGCAATATCGTTTGCATTTGCGCGGTCAGGATTAATGACGCCCGCTTCCCGGAGTGTCTCATCTGTTGCGACAATTAGGTCACGCTGTTCTCTGGCATCGCCGTTATGGTCCGTCACGGCAATCACAGTGTCGTCACGGTTGATTCCGATGTCGACTCCCATGACGCGTCTCGAACTTCCCTGAGCTACGTCCAGCCCTGTCTGATGGCCTTCAGCGGCGCCTCTCTGCATGGCGCGCCGAATACTATCCGCATCAAAGAACCGATACTCGTCAAGCACCGGCCGACATAGATACTCTTGGCCAAATCCTTCGGGGTCCGCAAGGCGCTCAGTTTCGAGCTGGTCAATATTGATTTCAGGACGGACCGGCTCCAGATTTTGCTCGTACAGCGACGTATTGACATCAATATCGTCAGCATTAGCAAACGTCGGCTGCTTGATAGACACAACGCCATCGCTGCCTCCGCGAGAACCTCTCCGGTGGGTCTGCATGAAGAGGTCGTTCTTAGTGTTTGGCGTCGAAATTTCGACCATTTTGCGGTCCTCACCAAGTGCCAAGAACGCAGAGAACGCCCGGTGCGCCTCTTCTTCCTTTTCGAGGAACGCCATTTCGTCCATAAGCACCGAACGCGCAGAGTCGCGCCCCCGTGAAGTGTCCGAATCCGACGAATAGGCCTCGAACGCGGTGCCATTCCAAAGCTCTATGTAATCTGTGTTCTGTTTTTCGGTTGGAATGTTAATTTTGGCGTTCTCAATGAGGTCTTCAAGGTCGCTAATCCGTGCTTTGGACTGCGTGAGGCTGCGTGAGACAATTGGATAGTACGAATTGGGGTAGAACAACCCTTCCAACAAGAAACACACAATGACAGCAAACGAGTACCCAATCCGGCGGCCTTTATAAGCGTTCAGCGTGCCCTCATCACTGTAAAAGTAGGCATGGACGAGTTCTCGCTGCACATCAAACAGTTCCAAATCGCGCGGCTGGCCAGTATCAATGTCGGTTACGCGGAAGATGTCATCAATGATGCGGTCAGGCCGGCCCTGCCACCGCTCGACAACCGCGTCACTATCGACATCGAGCTGGTCAGCGAACGCGCGAAGTTGGTTCGTGTCCATGCGTGTGTTAGCGACAGTTATATAGATTTAACGTACTGTTATCGGCCGCACTTATCCACGTTTTGTTTTTCGAATACTCGTTGCCGCTCCACATGAGTACGAAATGGTCGCGCTCATGTGAGCCATTTGTCATGTCGCTGGCCTTATCGCCGACATCGTATGCGTGAATTTCTTCCGGGTCGGTGAGCCCACGTGCCGGGCCAGCAAAGCTATAGAACTGCGTGCTCACGCAACGTAATCCTCTATTTCTGCTGGGTCCTTGGCAACCAGTACCGGGCCACCAGTATTCTCGTACAGATGCTCAGGGACAACGACGGTTTCTGCGGGAACGGCGCCTTCGGGGGTGAGCCAGCGATGTTCATTTCCGACGCGAATCATCGGTTTGTTGACATATCGACACAAGCCGTTATACAAATCACGCGGCACAACCACATTATCATTCGAGTGTGGTAGTGTGTCGGCGTCAAGGAGGTAATATTCGCTGGAATACGGTTCAAGTTTCGTCATTCTCTGAATCCCACGGCGCGTCCTCAGGCGTATAGTCAGTTTCCTCTCGTTGGAGAAAGGCGCTCCCCAGCTCGCTAAAGTCCTTCAACGCCTGAATTGCGTCATCACCCTGCTCATGCTTCCGGCGCTCCTTCCGGGAAATACCCAGCTCTTTCTCAAGCTTTGTTATCTTGTTGTCCTGACGATACATCATTTCAGCAAGATAGTGCTGGGATTTCTCAGTTTCAATATCGCCATGCTCATCAACGACAATTCGTCCCTCATCATCGCGGATGGGGTCCTCGTTGATTTCGCCCTCAGAGATAATGTGACCACGGCCGCGCTCAGCACGTACAATTTCCGTTGCCAGCCGGTGCAAATCATAGGCGGCCTGCGGGTCTGACTCTACATGAATATTGTACGCATCGTCATATGTTGACACGACCCACTCGTAGAGCGACCTGTCTTTTTGTGAAAAATCCTTGACAAGATGCTCACGTGTGGCGTAGAGGCCGTGCTTCATATTGCCCATCGGGTCCAAATCTGTCGTATCTTCGAAACTTTCGTCAGGCGTCTTGCCACCATGATGCGGGCACAAATAGCTGTCTCCCGTCTCCATGGTATTCATTGACACGCAATATCGTGGCATCCCCGAATAATCCGGTGGCTGGCGCGGAATCTTCGACAGGCAGTAACGTTCCTCGAACTCAGCATCACTGCCATCGAACTCAGCACGCATCTCTTGCAGCTCCGAGTGCGTTTTGCCAGTCACAGATTGTAGCGCCATGAGTGTACTCAAATTACGGTGTCCGCAAGAACCCGGTCGGGTGTGGTATCTATGTGATAACGGGGAATGTATACCGTCGGTGCCGGGGACCACTGACAGTACCACTCCCCTCACTATTGTAAATACAAACCGACTATATATACCCGAGGCGCTTTTATAAGTGATTTGTCGGGAATTTGATAGAAAACCACCAAGTTTGCCCCATATTTTGCTACTTTTGCCCGCAAATCTCCGCTTTTGCCTTCTCGCGCGCGCCTCAAATCGAAGATTTACAGCAATTTGCCCGATTTTAGAGGGTTCGGCCCTGTGCGCGGTCGAAAACCGAGATTGAGACCCCCCAATTTGGTTAATTTTTGGATAATGAGTATGGTGAGCCGTCATTATTGTCGAATTTTTGTTGGTGGGGTACTTAAAACCATCCAAATAATAGACTGACGGTCTTCAAATGACAGCACGCCGTCGCCCGCCCGTGTCACAACATGGGTCCCCCCTCCCCAAAGGGGGATGAGGGGGCGTGACGGCACTCCACACGGAGGGAACGACCATGCACACGCGAATCAGTCATGCTATCGGGCGTCTGACCGCCCCCGGACGGGGTAACGGGTGGGTGTCAATATCGCATACGGGTGGGGTTTTGTGTCGCGGTGAAGAAATGTTAGGGGATTGGAAAGGATGATTACGGATACACCAGCACATCGTGTATGCACAACCATGTACAACGCATGAAGAACCATTATATCCGTAACCGTCTGTGGTTAACAACCGGCAGTACTTGTCACGAAAAAGCGACGGGTTTATCTGTCTCGACGCCGAAGGCGGGGTTGCCATGTCGAATGGTACTCCGGTGCCGAAAGGCACCGAAACGTGTGGTGTCGAATTGGACGACGGAACTACGTGCGAGAATGTGGCTGGCGACGACGGCACCTGTCACATTGATTCACACACCCGCGCGGTCGGTGACGAGAGTGGTACGCCGACAGTTCCGCGCACCCGTGAGTGGTACAAGACTCACGCCGATACGCTGGCGCTATCAATGGGTGTGAGCGAGTCGTGGGAGGGTGCGACGATAGAGGAAACCGTCGCACGTATGCTGATTCGGAAGGACGCGGATGACCGTGACGACAAGGTGACCCTGTACAGGAGCGTGTTCGGAACGTGTGAAGTGTGCGAGGAACAAGGCACCAACGGGTGGAGTGATGTGACGTGTGCAGAATGTGACGAACCAACCGACGGTTCCGGTGAGTCGGGCGGTGACGTGAGTCTATCGGACCTATCCGAGTCGGACCGGGAAGCGCTCGTGAATCAAGTGGTCGAACAGCTGGGTGGTTCATGATGTTCGGACGCGAAGAAACGTGTAGCGTGTGCGGTCGGTCGGAACCGATGAAGGCCGTCATCACGGACACCCATCACTTCCCCGTCTGCGAGTGTCATGTCGGGGACTTACTCGGGGATATGGACGAGCACACCGAAGTCATCCCTAACTTCTGACGGTCACACGCGGGCCATTTTTTTTGTTCAATCAACCTATCACTTTCTTGACACCGGAGCGTCGTGAAGGGTGTTAGAAGCCTCTCGTTTGCCTCCGGCAAGGGACAGACAAAGCCCCCCACCCTTCGAGCGCCTTATAGCCCCCGTCACGGCGCGAGAGATAGCTGTTAGTGTTGCACCGGCCACCGTTTGGCCCCCCTCCCCGTCCCTCCGGGGGAGTGTTGGGTGGGTTATGTCTCGCTCGTGTGAGTGGTTCTCCATGTGGGAGCGTGAGAGGGGTCACACGCGCTTTCTTCTTACTGTAAGGGTAGCACACTCCCGAGGGAAACAAACGTCATGCAACCCCACTCATGGCCCGAGAAATAGCTATCAGGAATGGTCCGGTCCCCAAAGTAATCGCTTGAGCCTCACACGCGCGGGCAACGCGGGCGCACACCTATCATCCTACTGCAGTTTATTAACTAATATGTGTAAGGGATACTGGAATACCAATCTAATCTGTTAAACGACATTTGCTAACCCGATAGAGGGTACTACAAGAACCCTCGGCAAGTTACATGATAGTAATTAGGGAACCTAAGAGGTAATGCTGTATTAGTAAGCGGTATGTAGGAACTACAGCAATGTACATACACCAATATGCGGGGTACTACAATGGGTAATACAACGGTGTGTTTCCAATATAGTGGCATACAACAGTTGGCACACTATGTGTTGTTTAACAATATACGGGGGGGGTTGCCGTCGCGCGCGAGCGAGCTTGAGCACCAGAGGCGTTCGAGTAAACCTTACACGCGAGCGATAGCGTGGCTGGCTGACAAACCGGAAGGGTTTGCCGGAACCGAAAGTGAACCAGCCTCACACCTCGGATTTTTGACACAACAAATCCAACGAGACAGAACCGCTTCCGGCAGAATCCGACGCTTCGGAGCAAATCTTGCCGGTTGTGACAAGTACCTAAACCGGCGGCCCCTAACTGACCTGTTCCGTCAACTGAACGACGGGCCGCCACAGGATTTGAAAACGCCTGTGCCGGTGATAGCCCGCGACAGGTCGCCGTCTCGGTGTATGTACACGGGACGCGGGATACGGGCATGATAATATTCCTCTGCCCCGCTGTCCTACGGCGTTATTCACGCGCCGGAAGCGGCTCGTCGTTAAACCCTCGCACGCAACTACATACGTGCGATTGAGGGAGAGACACCCGAGGGGCGCTATCTTAGTACGCACCGAATACGGCCGCTAAATTCCGCGCGGAATGAGGCGGAACCGGGCGCTCACACGTTACCATGCGCGTGATGTGAGCGGTTGAGGATAAATGCGCGTTATTGGGACGCGCAGAAATAGGCATGGTGTGATATACCCGGTGACATTCACGGGCGCACATGGCCGTGAATGCGGGGTGATATGCTCATTGTACACGTGTAAATGAACACGCGAGAGCAATTCGTCAATTGCCCCACGTAGCCGGCACAAATGCACGGGCGATACCGAACGGCTCAAGTCTCGAAAGCGAGCGCGAATCCGCGTGAAATTTTGACCGTGTGATGTCAACTTAACGACATGACGCGCGAAGTGTAGCGGCCCCAATCAGGGTAGCGCGACCGTAGTACGGGCGGATGCCTCGCCGTGATGACGAGAAGCGCGTGCATGAACGGCAGATGGCGGCTAACGGCACAGGTAATAGCGTGCTAATAGGCCGCCTGCGCTCCACGAACGGTGTCCTGAAATGCGCGTGTCAAATAAACGACAATTTGCATGATGGACCGACATACAACCCGCGAATCAAAGCGGGGTGCCCGGTGATGGCTTCCACTTCCACGCAGTACCGGGCGGGCGAGTTCCTGCGCAATCCGAAATTGTGCGCGAGCAATGAGGCCAAGCGAAGCCGGAGAGTACCAACTATGAGTGGCGTTATCTCGCTCGATGAAATTTCGGGCACGGACGACGGGAGTACAGACTCGGAGAATGACGACGACGCGTTCTCGGAACTCCGCGATGTGTGCGAGCCAATCGGCGCAGATGTCGAGCACGCAATCGAAGCCGCGAAGAACGACGACGGCGCACCGGAGGAAAAGCTAATCGAGACCGCGCGTGAAATCTACGACGACGACGAGCTGTGGGTGTTCCTCGAAACCTACCGTTCGATGAATGGCCCGCGCCGCATCCTCGAAAACTACATGCGCGGCCATGAGAAAGAGTTCACGGGCTTCGCGGATGCATTCTGGGGCGACACCAGCGACCCGGATGAAGGCACGTATAACTACGTGCAACAGCAGGTTCGCGGCCACGATAGTACCGCCAACCTCTACTTCTATAAGTGCCTGTTCCCGGAGCCGGACGCGGAACATTTCCCCGGCGAACCAGCCGTGTGGGAAGAACGGCCGGACGATGACTCGCACATCTACGTGACCCGCGAGTGGATGGACACCTACAGCGACTACACGCTCGAAATCAACGGCAAAGAGCGACCCTTCCCGCCGTGGGATGCCATCGCTGGCGAGGCTGGCGACGGAGACAACAACACGGAGCCGGGCGGCGACGTGTTGGACCCGCGCGAAATGACCGTCGATGACATCAAGGACGCGTTAGACGAGCGTGACCTGTCGATGGACGAACTCAAGCAACTCAAGGAGGCCGAGTCGGCAACCGAGAATCGGGTGACGGCCCTGCAAGCAATCCGGCGCGCGATAGCCGACATTCGCACCGGAGAATCCGAACCGGACGAAACCGACGACGGCACGGAGTCGGGTGAGTCACCGGAGGCAATCGCTGGCAAGGTGCTGTCCCGACTTTCGGACGAGAATGAGGCGGCCCATCCCGAGGTCGTGATGGCGATGGCCCGCGATGGTAAGAACGCCGAAGAAATCGTCAACATTCTGTCATAGAATGGTTCCGGACTATTTCTACTACATGAGCATGGTACTCGCGTACCTCATCGGCCTGATGGTCGGAATGTACGCCTTCTGCTAAGCAACAACTTCACCTTCTGCCTTCGGCACGTTGGATTCCCTCGTGCGTGATAGCGCGGGGGACGACGTGTCGAAGGCACTTTCGGAGCAACTAACAGTTATGGCAACAATCAAGCAAGCGAGCAACGACCGACTTCGGAGAATCGAGTTCGATTGCAGGGGTGAGCTAATGGTGGCCGACGTGACACCATATCACACGCACAATACCCTGTCACTCGTCCGACACGAGAATCGTCGCCGGGGGGCCGAGGTATGAATACCGACGTTCCCGCCGCTGTCAGCCCGTTTGACGGCGCGTTCGGGAATCCGCAGGAATCCTCGGTCGATGACGATAGAATCGCCGCAACGCAAGCAATGGACGAACCTGACCACCTGCTCATCTATGACCGCGAGGATGAGGAGGCATGGATTCAGGGGCAACCCGTCGGGTTAGCGGAACACCAATGAGCGCCGAGCCGGACGGGTTCTCGCGGAATCCCAATGACTACCGGCCCGACCCAAATGGGCATTTCCGACGGAGAAAAGACGAGCGCGACATTCCGTCGTGCGTTATCCAGATGGCTATCGAAGGTGGTGAACCGACCTGTCAAGAAAACGACAGGATTGCGCTCGAAACAACCTATCTCGGGTACGATTTCACGCTGGTTATCGAACCCGAAACACAATTCGTCATCACAGCGTATGCTGAGGATGACTGGTGACAATGCCAATGCACGCGACAATCCAGAAGAAAATCGACAAGCACCAAGAGTTAGCCGAGCTATACACCGAAGCGGGGTTATTCGTGGAGACGTTCCGCGATTTCTTCGTGGAAGGTGTCGCGCCGCAGATACTGTTCAGTAGTGGGTTCGACTACGACCTGAAAGTGACGGTCAAGCATACGGGCAAGCATATCACGGCCGACCTCATCCGAACCTATCAGGAGTCTGACAAAATCGAGTTCGTAATAGATTCCGACATCGACAACGACCGTGTGACCGTCAAAGCAACCAAGGAGTTCAACAGGGACGAACTATGACGGATGCAGACATTTCCGAGGGGGACTGGCTGATGTTCCGTTCGCATGGCCACCTTAAAAAGGGCGTCGTAACAGATGTTGAGGAGCACCTCATTTTCGTGGGCACGAAACCTGACGACCCGGCTCCGGTGCCAATTACCAGCGGGGAAGTCGAGCGGCTCGTGTCGGAAAAAGACGAGCAATTCACGCACGTCGTAAAGTGTCTCGATGATGACTGCACCTTCGCCGCGCAAACGAAGTACGCCCGCGAAGCGCACAAGATAGCCGTGGCACATGATTCGGACTGTGCAGGAACGGCGCTCATGCGGCACTTCGGCGACAGCAAAGCGGCAAGCGAGGCGTTCATGGAGGCGCAAGATGATACTTGACGTAACCAATTCGCACCCGGAGGCATCGCTAACCAAATCGTTGCGGTTCGGTGCCGAGCTGGAAATCCCCGTCTGTGACGACGAGCGGTATCACATGATGGCACGAGGCCGCCCGGTTCCTGCGGAATCAGCGAAGCCGGACATACATGGCACCGAAATCACGCACGAGTGGATTAGTGCCAGCCCATCGACGCACGGATGGGAGGCCCGAACCCACAGTACCATGCACGCGGCGATGTTATCCGAGTGGTACGACAAACTCTATCAAACTATCGAACAGGAACACAGTCGTATCGAGCCGGTCGGGTTCCACGGTCGCGGTACGGCTGGCTTACACGTCCACCTATCGGAGCTATCGGAGCGTGACGCGAACCTCATCCGCGAAGTCTCGCGCGAACCGTGGATGAAGGCATTAGCGTGTACGTCAATCGCCGCCTACGATAGTGATGGAACCCTACTGCCGAAGTATCCGGTCGTGCGCGGGAACGATACCGATGTGAAGAACCCGTGTAAAGACCAAGACCCGTGTGGTTTCGGGCGTGATAAACTGGTGGCGGAACGGCGCGAACGGGGGCATTACGAGTGGCGATTACCCGAGCCAATGCTCCCGGAGTCGTTCCATATTCTTCTAAGCGTACTGACAAGAACGCTACGCGATGGCAAAGCGGCTGGCCAGATTCGGGCGATGAATATATTAGAGACGAGGCCGGAAGATGTGACCGCAATTCAGCGGGCGCGGGCGATACAGGAGAAAACACGGCGACCTTCCGGCGGCAAAGGCAGAGCGCAACGAGACAATGGACCTCATTCTGGAGTACCTGTAATGGTACCGAGTGATTACAAAGCCCGATACGGATACCAGCCAACGTGGGAGAAACAGCGCGAGAAACAGCAACAAGCGGCCGAGAACTACTACGCTCGACTGCATGGCGATGTCGAAGTGCCGGAGACGGAGGATGACGATGAATAAATGCGACGCAGTTCTCGCGTTGCTTGGCCTTTCCATCCCCCTCATGCTCCTCCGCGCAGTTCACCCAGTAATATACTGGGCCGGTGCCATACTCGCACTCGCTGGTATGGCCGGGGCATTCTGGTACGTTCCAACGAGGTGTTGATATGAGCACAATCGAAACAGACGAAAGCATGACCGACCCGTGGTACGAAATCGAGCCGGAATACTCGATGTTCCAGCACCAAGCGTGGGAACATCCTGAAACAGCGCACCAACTCACCGTCGAGGATATGCCGGGGCCGCACGAACGGCGACGCCCCGTGTTCCAGATTCTTCTGTTGGAACATAACCCGAACGGCACCGACAATCTTGTCGCGGAGATAGAGACTGACTTCACGACAATCAGTTCGGCGGCGCGTGAAGCCGAGGCGCTAATGGTGGCTGGTACCGTCTACGATGAGGCCAACCAGTAACTCCACCTATTCCTTACCTCTCTTTAGGATGAGAGGTAAGGAAATAGGTGGACAGAAAACGAACCCTCGAACCGTTACCCAAATTACAAATCTCGCACGAACCCAACGATGATACGACACACCGACACCGACGGCGACGACAGTTTAGTAACCAACCACATCTTCCCGCTCAAGGAAAACAACTGGTACGGCTTCGAGCCAACCCATTAACCTCTGGTTAACATGGCAACCCAAGAAGATTTGGTGCAGGGGTTCCTCACGGAGACTGGTCCAACGACGGCCAGTAATATGCGGTGGTGCTATGGGAATGGCGATTCGGCTCGGTACATTATCGGCGGGCGCGATGGGGCGGAGGCTGTGCTTGCCGAACACCAACCGATTAATCATGTCGTCATTTACTGGGGCTATCCACGTGGGTTCCGTATGCACCGCTATGACATACATGAACAGGCGCGAACAATACGCAATGCGGTATCACACCACGCTGATGTCACAGAAACCACCTACCAAGTCGAGATACGCGACGAACCGCCACGGACCGATGACAGGGATGACGTGCCGGTCAATTCCTACGGAGAAACACCATTCAACGACTCCGTCATCGAATGACCCGGACCCGCCCGACACCAAACGGGTGGCCTTCGTGGTCGAGGGAATGTCAAAAGAGACACTCTCCGAGGAACACGCCGACGAAGTGACCGAACAGCTCCGCGAATGGCTCGTCGCGCGCGGGTATCCAGCAATGGATGTCTACATCGACAATGGCGAGCTATACTGAACGAAATGCTGGCTGGTCATCGGACCCCGCGCCACCGGGGGCAGACGTACATCAACTGGCGCGAATCGGTGGCGACGGCGGCGGCACAGAACAAATACACGAGGACGACTTCAACTTCGTGGCCGTGTACTCGTGGCATGACGTGACGCAGAGCGGATTTCCCGACGAAATTGAAAAGGCGTGTAATGGCCCAACCAGCCACCTACTGCACGAGTTTGTAGACCGCTCGAACCCATTCTACGAGCCACGAACTTCCATGTATGCGGTCCGGCGACGGAATGTCCAGCAACTCACCGAGATGCTTGAGTCGAAGGGCTACGAGTATGCGGTAAAGTTGGAGCAGTCGCAGTTCAAGTTCATTCCCCGGCCGACAGTCGGCGAAATAATCGTTAAAGATAAGAATGCCCAACCGTGATTCCGATACGACACTCCATATTTCGCAAGAGGTTATCGACCGCGTTAACGAACAAATTAGCGGGCAGTCGCAAGAAATTTCCCAAGCCGTTGGGACAAGCGAACCCGTTACCGATTCGCTTTCCGTCGCCATTGGGAAGTCGCCGTCACCGGCACTACATACATCGCCCGATTCAATGACAGACATTACCCCAACCGCGTGGTTCATCAGAGTCGCGCACGAACGAGGTATCGAATGCAGGGACTACGATGGGTTCTCTGAGCTACGCCACGCAATACTCGAAGATACCAGCGCGCGTATCGCCGACGAGTATAACCGGCAAGATGACTGGACCCTCGCCTTCAATAACGAAACAATGGAGTGGCCCCACATTGCACGCGCATATGTGGCGGCCTACGAAGCGCGGTTCACGGACAGGTCTGAGGAGTACCTCGATAACTGCCGCGACTTCGCGGAGTCAATGGATGTAATGGGATACGACATTCAGTCGAACCTCGGGTGGTTCGAGGAACACGACACCGACATGGACGACCTTCCCGAAGAAAACGTCGAGCTGGCGCTCATGCTGTCAGCAAATGATGACGATATTGGTATCGCGCGTGAAGTCGAAAACGTGAGTGAGTTTCTCAACTGGTATCAGGACGGCACCGATGCCAGCCGCGCGAAAACGCTGGCCGAGTTCGATGGGAACATCCGACCGTTCATGGCAGATGTCGTCGCGCCACGGGATGCGTGGGATACTATCGACCCGTCAAATATTCCACAGGAAACGTGCCTGATGTGTGGTGATACGTTCAACAAAATCCATCATCGCACGCAGGGTGTAGTGTGGGTCCGACAGCATCCCGACGCCGACATTGTGTCGCTACACGAAACTGGCGACGAGTTCTTCGCTAATCGACCGGGGCTATTCTGTGGCACCTGCGCGGACAGGTTACGCGAGGATAATCCACAGGTTGCTGTCGTCACCGACTCGGGCCAGTATCGTATCAGGTCGAATGGCCCCGTTCTCGCGGATGAGGCAGATGGGGCCTTCGATTCTATCGACAATGAAAACGATGCCAGCCGGATTCGAGCAGATACTGACCGCGTTATGGTCAACCGCAACGATGTGGTGAGCCTCTCTGCACAGGACCATCCGCGAGCCGAAACAGCGTCGGGCGATGTTACCGAGGCAGAGCAAACCCTGCTCGAAGATGCGTTCGAGAACCCGCGGCGATTCTTCACCGAGGAAGGCATCTTCATCGTCAACTACGAAGGCCGGGGGCGATACGACCTTCGTGTGCTCCAAGAAAATACCGAGGCGCTCCGGGATGCCAAGCAGGTACTCGACAACGTAATCATCGCATAATATGTGTGAAATTAGCATTATCGACCCACGACACGCAGAGACAGGTGAACAGCTCGACATTATCACGTCCATCTACGAACGGATGGGTGACGGTGCTGGCATCGTATATGTCAGCGAGAGTGACGACCGGACCACGTTCGAGTACGACGTGTACAAATCCGTGGCCCCCGACCTCGACGCCATGCGGGAGTTCATCGAGGCCAATTCGGACGGCGCGATACGATGTGTCATGCACGGGCGGCTGGCAACCTGTGGCGATGTGACCGAGACAAATACACACCCGCTCGAAATCGAGTGTGATGAATGCGACATGGAGTACGTTATCCACAATGGCATGGCATACAATCACAAACGCCGCCGTCGGGCGCTCCAAGATGAGGGACACACGTTCCAGACAGGCGTGGATAGCGAAATAATCGGGCATACATTCGGTGAAGTCCCTTCGACATTCGAGGGTGCAGAGGCGTTCTTCGGTGGCCAGCCAGCGTATGTGTTACTTGGGCGCGAGTCCATGTATATCCATGCGTCGGGGGGCTACCACCTGACCGAGCGCGGTCTTGTTGCCCGAAAGAATCGCCCCTTTGGCCCCGACCGACGGACAGACAACTACCAGAAGGTAATTCTCACACCCACCAATGCCAAGTAACATCGACTTCGACGTACGCGATAGCGACTTGAGTGTCGGCCTCGAAGTAGAGTACCCCATATCGGATGGTGAACACCTCGTCAGTCGCGGCACGCCGTCGAACCCGCTCCTCGATGCGATTGACACGTGGCCGTCACCGATTGGCGGTCGTGCAGTCTATGATGGGACGGTCGGCCTCGAAGTGGTGTCGGACGTGCTTCCAATCGAGGATGCAGAGTCGTGGTATGGCGACGTGATTAGCTTCATCGAGGCCGAGTATAATGATAGGTTCGAGCCGACTGGCCTCATGTCGGATGGTTCTACTGCTGGTCTACATATTCATATCTCCGAAATCTCGCGCGATACGGCACAGGACCTTGCGGATATTTCCTGTGAACCGTGGGCGCAAGTGCTATTCTGCTCATCTATTGCGAGAAATTCCAACGGAAGCCTGCAATGGCCGGTGTTCCGTGGTGGTCGGTACTGTGATTTGCAATTCGGGGCCGGGCACTATCACGTCGTCAATGAGCGTGGTGGTGGACACTACGAGTGGCGGCTTCCCGAGCCTGTTCTCCCCGAACACGTCGGTATGATTATGCGGTTCCTCGCGCTCTTTGTCGAAGATAGAGAGACGGCAATCCAGTACGCGCAGGAAAAGCTCGACGCTGTCGATGATAGAATAACAGCAATTCGCCGCGCGGAAGCCGTGGGCATGGACCTCGATGACCGGCCGACTGTCGCGCGAGAACCCTTCGAGTCCGACCCCGAGTCATTCTACGATGAAGTTTCGGCAACGTGGGATGCACCTGAAATCTACGCCGTCGAGCTTCGTGATACGCCATTCTACGTGTTCGACTACGACACACGGTTCGCTGGCTCGTCGTGCGAGATAGCTGGCGTGGAGTTCACCCCGAGCGATGTACTGTACGCTGACTCACTCGAACAGGTCACGGACGCAGAGTTAGCCGACGATGTGCGCTCTGCCTACCGGCGTGATGGACAGAACCCGCGCGAAACAGAAGCGACCGAGGAACTCAAAAAGCTCGTCAAGAAGAAGAAATGACAACCAACCGACAGACCGTGGCTGGCGTTCGCGCGGAAACCGAAATGCAGTTAACCAACCATTAACATGTGCGAGATAGCAGTCTGTAACCCCGAGTCGTGTAACCTGTCCATCATGCACCAGATAGCCGCCAAGTTCCATGCGGAACAGGGCGACGGACTTGGTGTACTCGCTGTCAAACACAACAGCGATGGGTTCGAGTACGAGACATACAAGTCAACGACGCCGCATTGGCAGACGCTTCACGAGTTCATGTCCCGCCACCTCAATGATACATGGCGGTTCGTAATTCATGGGCGCTTCGGAACCTGCGGCGGCGTCAATCGTGCGGCGGCCCACCCGATTCATGTGGACTGTGATAAGTGTGAGTTCGACCACGTAGTCCACAATGGGAGTGTTCGGAACCACCGCAGTATTCGCGCTGGCCTCATCGGTGCTGAGCACGACTTCAACACGAAGGTCGATAGCGAGATACTTGCACACAAAGTCAGCGAACTCCCAGAGAGCGTTGCTGACCACGGGCAAAGTACGTACTCGTTCTCGGGCAACCTGAACTACCTGCTGTTCGCTGACGATGGGATTCTCATTCGAGTGTCCAAGAAGTATCACCTGACTGATGATGTGTCAATGACGTGCAGTCGCCGGTCCTTCGAGAACCCGGATGAGCTTGGCTTCGAGCGGTCGAAAAACGAGTGGATGCTCATAACGCCAGCCGAAGGACAGCCGGATGTTGAGACGAAAGAGTACACCTATTCGCGGAGTCGGTCGAAGAACACTCGGAGCGGGACGGTCACGCGAAGGACGACACAGGAAACCTATTCGAGCTGGCCGAACGGGGGCGGCGCTTCTGCCGACGACCACGAGACGGACAAGTACGCTATCGCCTACGAAAATCTGCTCCCCAACGCCGGCCGGCTTGTCGCGGTCAAGGTTGCGCCCGGTATTGTCAAGCTCATCGACACCGAAGAAGATAAGTCCGAGTTCATCTACCGGGACGCCGACCCGCGAATGTACTACTGGTACACCGATGAGACGCCGGACCACGACATCGAACAGCTTGAAATATGGGCCGAACAGAACCCCATCAAGCCCGGCCAAACCTCGCTCTCCGACTTTGCGGAGGATAGCGAAGCTAATGAAATCCAGAAGGAAATCGCGTCGGCCGCTGGCGAAGCCGTCATGGACGCAACCGATGGCGACATGGATATGCGGGAGGCCGCCGAGATAGCAAACGAGGTGTACGACATACTCGAACAGGATACAAACTTAGTCGAGGGGGCAGTCAAGTGACCCACATCGTTAATGACGATATTGATACAGAAGTGCTGGACCCCGAGAACGCCTGCATCAACTACGAGCGGTGTGGGAATATCGTGCCCTACAATGGGAAAACGTGTGGTGACTGCCTCGACAGGATGCGCCATAATGACAGATGATATACCGTGAGCCAAACAAGGAGTGCTTCTGTTGTGGGTCACAGATTCCGTCAGAAGTGCGCTGTATCGGGCGGGGCACATCTGTCAAATATGAGTGTCCTAAATGTGGCGACATTATCCTGCAAGGAATTGTTACCGACGGACGGTCGAGAGAACTGTCGCCACTCCGCCCACCCGACCGGGTTCCTGACCATGCCCGCACGGTTCCAGTGCGGATTGACTTTCGCACGTGGGAAGTGTGGTGGACGGACCGGCTTCATCTTGTGATGATGCACGGACGACAGATTGCTGGCACCGAAGCGCTGGCCGACTTCGTATCCGGGATGCAGGACCACTATGACGAACGAGAAACTGTCTGAGGCTATCAGGCTCCTGCAAGAAGGGCGAGACGAAGCGGGGCTTGGTACGTCCATCATGATAGAACAAGAAATCAAAGACGTGCGTGAAATAAAAACCCGACTGGAGGACATCACCAATGGGAACGACAACAACGGCGACGAGTAAGGGCGCGAACGACGACCAGATGTTCACGTTCGAGGATATAGGCCTCTACATGAAGTGCGAGTATCGTGGGCACCGTGGCTGGATAGTCGAGAAAGGCGACCACGTGTCCAAGCGTGATAATACTGACGCTTCGCATATCAAAATCAAGTACGACCCCGGTGAGGAAGTGGCTGGTCGAGACGAGTCGCGGCTTCACGAGCGAATCGTAAACAAAGCACTCCGAAAAGATGGCCGGTTGTGGGTCGATTTCGGACACCGTATGATGGGAGAACACGATGCCTGAGCAACTCCAACGCATTACCGGCGAGCGAGATAGACAGCACAACACCACGACCGCCTTCCTGCTGTACCACGGACGGTCGCACGTCACCGGCAATCGGCTGGGCGACTTCCTCGGGATACCGCATGGGCGGGATTGCAACAACCGATACGACTACCTCATTCGATGGGGCAGTCGAACCAGCGTCGGGTATCGGCCGCGCGAAACAGTCGTGAACTCGATGGAGTCGCTTCGGCAGAATACTGACAAACTCCAGACACTTCGCCGGCTCGATAATGCTGGGGTTCCGGTGCCGGAATACACAACTAATCGAGACGAGATTAGTGACACGTTCGGCTATCCGGCACTCGGTCGCGCGGAACAGCATACTCGCGGGCAGGACATCAATCTCATCCTGCAATGGCGTGACGCCTACCTGACCGATGGGAACGATTACTTCGTGGAATACGTTCCGACGGACCTCGAATACCGAATGCACGTTATCGACGGCGAGGTCGTCAAGATACACGAGAAGCGGCTCCGGTCGGACGAGGACAACCACCCCTTCCTGCGGAACCACGAAACCGGCTGGATATTCGTGGACCCGCGAGAACAGCCGCCCGATAGTCAACTGGCTATTGACGCGGTTGGGGCACTCGGCCTCGACTTCGGTGCCGTCGATATGATAATGGGCGAAGATGGGAACCCATACGTGCTCGAAGTGAATAGCGCGCCGTCACTTGACGAAGCAAATCTGCGGCGCTACGGTGAACAGTTTGCGGAGACAGTCGGCCTCGATGACTATCCCGGCCTCAACAATGTTGAATGGGACGACGAAGATAACACTGAGGAGGAGCCTGCCGACGACGATGGTGATGATGAGGGGTTGGGTGAGTTGTTCGGATGACCGACTATATGTTCTACGTCGAAGCCGACCCGTCTCCGTGGGAAACAATCTACGGGACGCATTGCACGGACTATACAGGTATGCGAACGCTTACGGATGAGCTGTTCGTTGCACAGGAGATAGCCGAACGACACGCTATCCCGACGGGAGCCAGCGATGATTACGAGTGGCGAGAGCTAAACCACGCACGGGCGCTTCTTGAAGCCCCCGCTTCGGACGCCGACAGAATCCACGCAGAAATCCGCACCCTCGAAGTTGAGTGATACATCATGTCAGCAACAGATTCCATTCCCGCCAGCATCGAGCGCACGACTACTTCCGACGAAGCCGACATCGACACCATCGGTATTGAGTTCGAGTACCCTGTCTCTCCCCATCGTGATGGGGAAATGATACCGGGTAATGGCGACCGTTCACGCGGGCTCCGGGACAACGTCGGAACCACCAACGACTGGCACCTCGATATAGACGTACCGACCGGCGAAATGACCAGCGACCATGTCGGCGCGGAAATCACGTCGGCACCGCTGGACCTACATTCGCGCGACCCCGAACGGTGGTACGCGGCAACCATCGACCGGGCAACAGACATGGGCTACCCGTTCGCAACCACGGGGTATGGCGAGACGGTATTCGGCCTGCATATGCACTTGTCAGAGGTGCCCCGCGAGAAGGCAGAGGCACTTTACGAACTATGTCAGGAACCGTGGATGCGGCTGTTCGTCTGCACGTCCCTGAGCGAAAGCTCACTTGACCCGTGGCGACATGGTGGCGTTAGCGATGCCGGTCTTTGTGGCGACCGCAGTTTCAGTAGCCAGCGTGTCGTCAACGAGGTGACATTCCAGAGTGGAGACAACAGGTACGAGTGGCGACTTCCCGAACCGATGGCCCCGGACCACCTCTCGGTCGTGATGCACTTCCTGCGGGTTCTGGAATCGGAGGGCATTGACGCCGCCCGAGACTACGCCTACGAACTGGTTCACGAGCGGGACCCCCGACTGACCGCCGTGAAACAGTACCGCCATCTGTCGGAGAGCCACGACGACTGGCCGTACAGTACCACGGTCGGCGAAGACACCAGTACCGACCCCTTCGTTGCCGAGTACGTGCGTGACCTGTTCGAGTGACAATGTTCGACCAGAAAGACCCACAAACGTGGGAATGTAAGTCGTGTGGTAGAGAGCGGGAACACACAAAGCCCGGTGCATCCGAGGGCGCGATAGCGTGGATGCGGTGTGGCGACTGCGGTGAGCGCCAGCGGTTCAGGTGCACGAACGTCGGTACGGTGGTCATAGAATAATGGAAGAAATCTATTTCGCCCGTGGACTCGGTACCGTGGCAACCGTGATGGCGTTATATTTCCTCTGTTATCTACCGATTGCCGAGCTTGGGTACGCCCCGAAAGAGACATACGACGGCCACAATAGCGTTATTACTATCAGGTATGCCGCTTCGGCTCTCCTATGGTTTGCATTACTTATTATCGTGGTCATCCCAATCGTGTTCGGCCTGCTAATACTCATTGGCAAGGCTGTGACCGAGTTGGCGGGGGCCGTGCTATGAGCGAATCAGGCGGTGTCTCGTTCCCGGATGTTCTAATGCTCCTCGGAATTGTCCTATTCTGTTCCGGCCTCTGGTATCTCCTGTATCGGGCATTGCTCTGGATGTATCATACGTGGGGCAAGCCCGGCGCCGCGGTCGGAGCCATGCTTATCGGAGTGCTACTTATCTATATCTCGGCCATACTAACGTCACCACCGCCGCCGGAACACTGTCGTTAGGAATGTTTGAGATACCATTGGTCTAATTTGCGAAGTGTCTCCTGACAGCCACCGTTTCGACTTCCAGCGAAGATAAAATCGAGATTCTGGTACTTGTCGGGCCACGATTCAAGCGTTCCGATAAGCGAGTTCGGGTGGATATTACTGTAATAATTAGGACAAGAACTCCGCCCTGCATATTTATACAAGTCGCGTTTGTCGGCCTCGATAACCACGACAAATTCATCCAAAGCAGAGTTTGGGGCCGTTCCGGGGATGGGGTTATCGTCCTCGTTGCGATTGGCGTACCCGTTGGCGCGGCGTATTTCATTCTCAAATCGGAGCCGGTCGGTGCCGACGGATGTTGCCAAGTCGTTCAGGGTCTTACGTTCGACCGCAAATTTGTCGCGGAACCCTTCAAGTGTGTAATCGCCAACGTTCAGTTTTTCTGTTCGAGATTCTTCGCCCGGAAATTTGTAGGGCTTTTGTTCACGATAATCTACAATGATAGGAACGCGGCTCATATCTCGGAACTCACCCGCTTCCAGCAAGAGTAAAATTGTGAGTACGTTGCGCTGGTTTCTGCAAATAAGTTGACAAAAGTAGAGTCGCGGTCACTATTCGGATGGGCGTGGTTCGGGTGATAGTCTCGTCCATCTTCTCGGGCTATCAGCCCGCAAAGGCAAAGTGCCAGCATCGCTGATTCGTAGGCCCCGAGCAGTTCCCGCGGAATCCGCTCTAATTCAGTCAATGCGCGTTCCTGCTGATAGTCTGTCAATTCGAGCTGGCCCGCAATCGCTTCGACAATTGCCCGGTTATCCTGTATGGTGGCCCGTTCTTCGTCGCGCCACTTGCCGTTCCAGTTCAGCGAGTTGGCGAGGGCTAACCGGGAGTATTTCTCTCGTTTCGATTCGTCGGCTACGTCTGTTGGATACAACGTGGTTGCTTGTCCAGTTTGTTCATCGGTCATAGTATACTATATTGGTTAACTTATTGGAAACCCCATTGAGGGTACTACAAGAACCCGGTCTGTTCAGAGATAGGGAGATTGTAAACATAGTTAGGGTACCTAACACACCTCCCTACTATTGATGTGTACCCCCATATACTTAAGTCTTTCGGTAACCGAAAGGTTTAAATGTATAGGGGTACACATCAATAGTAGAGGGAGTGTAATGGTAGTTTTCACTCAGCAATGGGAGTGCATCAACAAGTGTCCATCCTTTGAGACAGTTAGTACCCCATCGTTCTGCCCGCATTGTGCATCGAAAGAACTGTACCCGATTCGGGATAGTACCATGAAGTACGACAAGCGAGACATTACCTTTACAAACGATGGTGAATAGCGAAGCACAAGACGATACCGACGACGATAGCACCGGCCCATACAGCAAAGAGGCGGTCCGTGAAGCCATGCAGTTCGACCGTGGCCGCATCCGAACCGAACCATCAGCCGAACCAACCGAGAGCGACGATGACGAGGCGGAGTCTGACGAGTGGGAGTGTGCCAAGTGTGGGCATGGTAGGAAGGCGTACGGCATGGATGCGCTCAACGAGGTGTACGAAACACCGGGCGGCGAGGAAATCCACTACGGGTGCCGAAGAAATGGCTGACCTAAACAACCCGATGCGATTTAGTATGCGGAATAGAACGATAGACATAGAGGAGAAGCTCCGCCACTCCGAATTTGACCCGAGACGGGTCACGAAAATAGAGTTTCGGGACGGCCAGCTTTACGTCTACTGGGAGCGCGTTCCTGCGGAAACAGAAGGTAAACTACAAGATGGCTGACAAAGGCGAAGTTCTCGCTTACGTAGATAGGAAAGGGCCGATTACCAAAGACCGGATTGTCGATGAGTGTGGTATCTGGTCGCCCGACGAAGTGTATCGGGCTCTCAAGTCGCTCGAAGATGATGGATTCGTAACAGGACAGGAAGGGAGCCTGAAAGAACACGGCACGACCAAGCGCGTCTGGTTCATCACACCAGACTACCCTGTCGAATATTAGACTACCCATGACTCAAGACAAGTACACCAACGAACGGATTATCGGCCACCACATCTCTGCCGAACGGGTACCGTGGGAAGTCGATGGCATTACTGAGGCGCTGGTCGAGGCATTGGACATCGAACCGCGGCAACGGCCCGACCGGATTCTGATTACCGAAGGGGACGTTAACTGGAGTTCGACTAACGAAGTGACAATCACGTCCGAGGAACTCAAAGCGATGGCTGTCAAGTTTACTGACCTGTCAGAGTGAGCCTTTACCCAATTCACTCCCTTCTTTAGGATGAAGGGAGTGAATTGTGGTAACGGAGGATTCAGACCATGGCAGAAACCTGTCCGAGATGTGGCAACGAGGCGTACCGTGTCGTAGAGATTGGCGACTACACGATTGTCGATACAATCGGAGCACACATGATTTGTGCAACAAATGGCGGCTTCTATATGCATGGCTACGACAGTTACGAACGGGGCGAACACGATGACCCCGTGCGGTAAACCGAAGCTTGGCCCGCTCTGGTGAGCATTTTCCGGTTCGATTCTGGCCGGGTCACTCTGGGTAGCGCCTCCCGCTCTCTGAGCGGGGAATAGCTGTGGTATCTATGATGGTCTATCTTCCGTCGAAGCCTGTATCGTCTTTTCAAATTTCTTTCCACAAGCCTGTGCCATCCGGGCAGGGGGAGAGTATAGCAGTTGCATGAGTATCGTGACTATCATGGGCATCGCGTTCGTGACGGCGGTACTTGTGACAGCGGATGGCGTGCATCGAAACACTTAAAGGTGTACAGACACACATCAATAACACAGGGACACTATCTATGACTCAGCGATACGCAGAATACGAGACGGACGGCAGTAGCACCACCTACGACAACATCGAACTCCGCTTCACGCCGTATACCACGGTCGAGGCAACGGTTGACCGCGTATTTGGGTCGGGCAGTGAGTTCGGCCAATCGCTTGGCGTCAATTTCTCCGACGTGCGGGTTGTCGATGGGGCACTCTATGTGGACCCCGAGAAGGAGGCGTACAAACTCTTTTCGTGGAAGAACGTGGCTGGCCTGTCGATTTCGGAATCGCTTGAGCGCGGGAACTCGCCCAACGCCAGTGACGCCCCGGAGGTCGAGACGAAGAACTACGCCGGGAATGACAAGACCTATGAGCTTGTGGCGGCGCGCGTTCCCGAAGTAACCGGCACTGACGGAGACGTTCGCCTTGAGGCATCCAGTCGTGAACGAACCGTCGAGGTTGAAGACGGCGAGGTGACTGACGTATCCGATTGGACGGACCTGAGCGGCGATAAGCCCACGCTTGAGAGCACGATTACGTGGTACAATGGGAGCGAGGAACACGGGCCGTCAGCGTCCAGCAAGAGCCTCTTAGAAGTGCTCAGTGTGTTCGGGAGCGATGCGGTCGAGGACGAGGATGACCTATACAATTGGCTTCCCGACGCGTCGGGTGAGGACATTATGCGCGATGACCTTGAAGACCGACGTGTCAGGTTCCTGACGATTACGCGGGAGAGCGGGAATGGCTACACGTATCACGACCCGATTCTGGAGGACCTCGCTACGGGCGAAGAAATAAACCCTAATAACCGGCTGACGGAGAGTGACGCCATCGAGGAAGCTCGGGAACGCGACGAGGGGGCGTACCCGGAGCCGGTGGCAGACTTCGTGCAGTCGGGCCGCAACCTGAACCTCACCGAAGCGCGCGCCGACGGACTGCTTGACGAACTGCTCGAAAGCACCGATAATGGCCTCACCGAGTCGATGCTCGAAGATGTCGGCGGCCGTGAGGAACTTATCAACGAGGTAATCTAATGCCTGACATACAGACCATCGAAGTCTCGTACCAGCGGAAAGTGCAATTGGACGATTTCGAGCCAATATCCCATACAGCGACTCTGTATGCGGAACTCTCGAATGACGAAGACGAGGACGAAGCCTACGACGAGCTGTCGGACAGGGCAGAGCAAATGGTCGAGCGGTCGATAGCAGGCCGGGTAACGCAGAAGAAACTACAGGAAGGCGACGACGGGGACGATGAGTGATGCGGTAGACCCGCCGTCATTCTATGAAGCATTACAGATAGCGCGCGACGAGGGGCTGGTTGGCGAGGCCGATACGGTACTGACGCTTGTACTGGCCATGTTACGCGGTCAACTCGTAGTTATGACAGGCCCTTCTCGCGGCGGCAAAGATGCGTGTGTCGATGCCGCCGAACAGGTGTATAACTCGGACGAAATGATTTATCGGTGGCCGGTTGACGATTCGGAGACGGCGGCGTTCTACAATGCTGACGAGATTAATCAGTATCCTATCCACCGATTTCCCGACCTCGCGCGCCTCGAAGACCATCACGAAAAGATTCTCAAGTCGTTCGGGGAGGGCCGCGATGCTGAGCGCAGTCGAACTGATATTGCCGCAGAGCAACGCGGTGACGATGCCATAGACGAACAGGTGCTCAAGTGCCCGAAGACTGTCGTGGCGTTCATTGCGAGCGACAACCGGAACGTCAATCTCGATGATTACCCGGAACTCCGCAACCGGGCTTTGCTCCTTCCTGTAGACGCCTCGGAGGAGCAAACCAAACGGGTCAACAGAAGTAAGGCAGAAGCACACGCTGGCCAGAAGTCTCGGCGTGTTGACACGATGCGAAAGGCTGAGATTCAGGACTACCACAGCTCCATTCCGGTGGACAAGTGGACTGGCAAGCCGAACACGCAGATTGTCAATCCAGCGGCGGTCAACATCCATGAACAGAAGCCGATTCCAGAGAAGTTCCCCGAAGCGCGACAGGACTTCGACAGGTTGCTGGAGTTCATGGAGACGGTGGCATTGTATAACTACGTGAACCGGCCCGTTGCCGAGTACGATGGTTTCCAGCGGATGTACGCTACGCCGACCGACATCTGGCACGCAATGACGATTGTCGGGAACAAGATGGTCATGTCGGCGCTCAATCTCAAACGCGAAGACCGTGCCATCCTCGAACTACTCGACAACTCCAAACGCAATCTCACGAAGGCGGAGATTCAACAGTCGCTCCGTGCACAAGGCTACCACATTGCAGATGATGATGTGATGCGGTCGCTCGACTCGATGCGCGGTAAAGGGTATGTGCGTGTCTACCAAGGCAATCCGAATGAGTATACGTTCAACGAGTTCGGGCAGGTTATCCATCACGATGCTGGCATTAATTATACGGATGTCGTTACCTCTGCACAAGAGAAAATCTACGAGGTAGCGCCCGACGGTGTTGCCGACGAGTATGTCGCGCGGTTCTGTGAAGGCGATGGCCTCATTACCACGCACCCCACCACAGGTGAGGCCGTTGACATTCTCGAATCCGACGAGCTTGACGACATGGTCGAAGAAGGTGTGGCGGCGGTCGAGGAAGTGTTCGAGGACGAGGCGGAGTCTGACGAGTCGGAGGCAAGTGCTGGACAGACACAGGGGACTCTCACGTGAGCACACACATGGCAACAGATTTGCGGGCTCAACTCGTTGAGGATGCGCTTGATGTCTGGGCGCCGTCCTATCCACGTCGGGTAAACCGTCACCAACGATGGGTCAATTCGCATGATGAAACCATCGGCAATCTATTCACGGCTGAGGAACAAAGCGGCAACAGCCCGTTCATTAGCACGTATGCGTTTCCATCGGGGCATCCGAAGAACGACAACATCCCCGAAGTTGACACGCTGTTCATCGACTTCGACTTCGAGGGTGGCGCCTACGTGTCTGGAAGCGGCAATCGTGAGGCATGGCGGCGCGACCTGTCACACCTACTCGTCCGAGTCCGTCGGGTAGCGCAATATATCCACGAGTCTGGCCGAGAGGGGTGGCGGGCATCGTTGTCGGGACACAAGGGGGTACATCTATTCCTCGACTTCCCGCCGCTCGACCAAAACGCCAGCTTCTCGAAGTTCGTGCATGGGCTTGACGATTACGCGACAGAGCTGGTTGACCATATTGCCAGCGAAACGGGCATCGACTCGTTTAGCGACTATGTTGACGTTACGTCGTCGGATTTGAGTCGGCTCTGTCGAGTGCCAAACACGCTCCACGGTGGCGCTGTGGAATCGTTCGGGGAGCCGAGATTCTGTGTGCCAGTCACGATTGAGGAACTTGCTGAGATAACGGTCGATGAGTACGAGGAATTGACAAGTGCGCCACGGCCGGTCCCGCAGGAACGCGCCCCGAACTCGGATGTACATGAGGTACTAACGCAGTATGTCAGAACGGCGACAGAACACACCCATGTCGGTACCAGCGGGTGGAGCACGACCGATTGGGGCCGTGTTGACGAATACAAGGAGAACTCGAACGATGACGTGAGCTTGGAAGATGTCAAATTCCTGACAGCCGACCGACCGTGTGTGTGGCGCTTCTACGAACGAGACGACAAGTATCAATATGGCGCGCAATCGCACTACATGGAACTCTACTGCATCCGGGAGCTTGTGGAGCACGACGTTCCTGTAGAAACCATGATAGCGTTCCTCGACAGCGCGCCACAGTTCGATGAAGACTACTCGCGGCGGCGTATCCAGGAAGTCATTGCGAGAGACTACAACCGCTTCTCGATTCAGACCATTCTCCGGAACGCGCCCGAGTTTTGCGGCTATGACGACTGTGCGCTGTGTCAGTCGGTGCTTGACGAGAACCCGAATCTACAACATCATGCCTGACATACCTGATAACTTTAGTGAGAACGAATTCACTGCCTACCAGCTCATGCCGGAGACGACGCAGGAGCTGGCCGATGTGATGGACATTAGTGTGAGCTATGTGTATGACATCGTAGAGAATCTGCGTCGAAAAGGAGTACAGATAGAACAAGACAATGACGGCTACTACTACGACGCGGCGGATGGTGCCCCGGAGCTCGAATCGGCGGCAGTGCCAAGCCCCCGAACAACGGCGGGCGAGAAACAGTCGATTACCCGCGAGGCGAAGCGCGTTCTTGCGGAAATGGAATATGGGCTCCACGAAGCGCTGTCCAACACGGAACCGGCGGTTGAGTCCGGGGGTCCAACCCAACGAAGCGGTGGGACAGACCTGATAATCCACCGGACGGACGACCACTTCGGTGAGCATGTCACGAACCAGCATGGCGACGAGGTGTTCACGAGTGATATAGCAGAGAGCCGTGTCAACGAAACATTCTACCGAGCCCTTGCGATAGCAGATATGCGACGGGCCGGTGGTGTCCAGTTCGACACAGCAAATCTCCTACTCGGTGGAGATATGGTCACGAACGAAAGTATCTATGATGGGCAAGCACACGAAATCGACGCTACGCTGGAGGAACAAATCGACATGGCGGCAAGTGTCTACATCCAGAACATTCGACGGCTCTCTGATGAATTCCCGTCGGTAAAGGTGGTCTGTCAGCCGGGGAACCACGGCAGAATTGGTGGCCGCGGGAACCCATCCAATGCAGATAACATCCTGTACTCGATGCTCGATGCCGTGGTTCGGGAGTCTAACATGGACAACGTGACCTTTATCCGGAGCGATAGGAGCTACTATGTTGACTTCCAAATTCGTGACTGGAACGCGCACCTCCGGCATGGGCACGATAGCTCGCTGGAACACATTGGAACGAACGCCGCTAAATCTCGCTGGAGAAGTTGGCTTATTGACCACGAATTCGATGTAGCATTTCGGGGCCATTATCACCAATATAAAATAGAATCAATCAATGGGCGGCCTGTCACGATGGGTGGTAGTCTTGTCCCCCAAACAGAGTTTGAGGAATCACACGCTATCTCTGGCCGACCTGTAGGTGCTGTGCATGGGGCGAACGATGAACACGCGCTACACTGGTCGGAGACAATTCAATTCGGGTAAGAAGCTGGTGAAGCCGATTCCAGAAGATGAGATTATTGATGAGCTGAAGCGGGTTGATAGGGAGACATCTGGTAATGTATCCCTTTCCGACTTTAAAGAGCTTGCCAATATAAGCTTTAGACCGCTACGGACAGCATTTGGTGGATGGAATGAAGCCAAAGAAGCGGCTAACATTGACACGAAACCACAGGGGTCGGAACAGGAGTTTTCCGATGAAGAAATAATTAGCGAACTACAACGCGTGTCAGAAAACCAAGAGGGTGCTATAACACAAGAACAATTTGACGAGGCCTCAAAATTCTCCCATAGCCTTGTCCAGCTTAGATTTGGTAGCTTCAACAAAGGGAAAAAAGAAAGCAGGAGTAAAAGAGAATCACACGCCAGATGGAATATCCTCGTTAAAGAAAAAGAAGCGCCTACGACAGATACAAGAACATATAGGATGTCAAAGGTGTGGGGAAAACTACCCAGCAAGGGTGATGGACTTCCACCACAGGGAGCCCACAAACAAGACCTTTGATATAAGCCAACATAACCACCGGATGTGGCACAAAATAGCTACCGAACTACAGAAATGTGATATCCTATGCGCCAACTGTCACAGAATGATAGAAGAAGAGAACAATGAATGACGACGAGCACCAACCTACAATAGTAATGTGCCCTGACTCAATGGATTTCATAAATCAGAGAGCTGACTCGCTCCTGATTGAAGATGTATTGGATGGCGAAGAGTATGACGATGCCGTAGTCATTGAGAAGCAGGGCACGTTGCGAGCGATTCAATGCCATACCTCTGTGTGTCCTGACTGTGGCGGCGATGGCTACTACAATCAGATTGGAGAGATAATCTGTGAAGAGTGCGGCGTTGTCATTAGCGGCGACGAACAAGCAATGCTCTCTATCGAGTACGATGCCGACGAATCGGATGATAGCGTGGGTTCTTCCAGAGGGCTTGAGAAAATGCCGGGCACTCGCACCAGTCGCGGGACACACGAACCAAGCATATCAGATGAATGATATCAATGAAATTGAGGCGCAAGCCGAACAGTACCTCACAGACTTCGTGGGCAGAGGCGAGTGGGCGGCCCGGAAGGGTGCGGACATTCGCGGGAAGGCCGAACTTATGCAACGCCTTGACGACCCGCCGGAAGTGTATGGCACGACTGACCCGGAGCACCTTCTCGCGGTAGCCGACACCCTTGACCGATTATACGACATCTCGAAGCGCGGTACTGCAGGATTGCTAATCCATGACTGAATCTGACTACACACCGACTATCTATCTTGCCGGTCCGGTCCAGCACGCTGATAATGGTGGCCACGACTGGCGCGACGACGTAGTAGAAGCGTATTCTGACCAACTTGACTTCCTAAATCCGCTGGACAAGTACGACACACCAAGCACCGAAGTAGAATGGCTCCAGCCCGACGAAGTGCCCTCAGACTATCCTGAGGATATTGAGGTGCTGTCGCCAACGGACATTGTACAGGCAGATAAGAGCATGATTGACTCGGCGGATGTGGTCCTCATTGGATTACGCGATAACGTCCCGATGTATGGGACCCCGCGGGAACACGAGTACGCGGCGGCCACGCTGGATAAGAGAGTGGTGGTCTGGCATACCGAAGACATGGTGCTCTCTCCGTGGGCGATTACCGATACCGACTACCTGAGCACGAGCCTTGCCGCCTGCATGGACCATATTGTCACGAACGAACTAACGGATAGTATCCGCGATGATGTTGTCGAAACGATTGCGGAGTCTCTATAACTATGAGTGACTACACGACCGAAGATATACAGTTTAAGCTGAGCGAGTGCGGTGAGATTATTATCCAGATGGACTCTGACGGATACTCGGGTGCAGTTGAACTACACTTGCACGATACCGAGTTCCACCACGACGAGGGCACCATCGAGGTGACGCTGAGTGACGGCACGTTCGAGTTCGCGGCCTCAGCTGTGGAGAGTATCGTGTGGCACAAGCAATCGACTGGCGACCTTGGGTTCTAACAATGTCTCAAGTTTCTGACACGCTCATCGACGGCGCTGAAACGTTCGAGGAAAAAAGCGAAGACTACGGCATGAGCTGGAAGATAATCGGTGAGATACTACTCATGTTGAATGAGGGAGAGCCACTTACTCTAAAGAGTAAAGAAGATTTTGTATCCTTTGGATTGTTCACGCGGCGGCTCGATAAGATTGCCCGTGCGTTCAACGGAGAGTTCTCTCAGGACGACATGAACTTCGAGTCCGTTGCCGACTCGCACATGGATAGCGCAGTATACGCGGCGATGTCGGCCGTGAACCAGCAGGACCGAAGACCTTCCACGTCTGAGGAAGCCGAAGACTGGCAAACTGGCCACCCCACGACAGAGGTCGAAATGCGTGGCGTCGGAGAGTGAACCCACAGATTTATCTGTGGATGAAATGATGCTGGACGTTGAGCGCCGGATTCAGGAAAGCGAGCGCCTGCTGGAAGAGTGCCCCGAGTTTCGACTTGGGCGAAGTGTCCGGCTTGGTGGCGGCCTTGTTGCTGTCGAGGATATTAATGTATGACAGGAGCACCCATGAAGAGTTCTCGCGGCAAAGAAATCCTTATCCATGCAATGAGCAACGAGTATTGCGTGCTCGAATTCAAAGAAATGGACAACGGCGAGCATCGTGTTATGGATATTACAGAACACGTCGAGCAGTTAGAAAAGAAGGTGGAGAACAAAGACTATGACGCACTCTAACTATCGGGACTGGCTCAACGAACTCCTTATCAAATGTCTGCTCCGCTCGAAGCGAGAAGTCCGAGGCAATGACGACATAACGCGAGAGATAAATAGGCTCCAGCGAGTTCTTGAAGCAGAGTACGGGGAGTACGGTGTAGTTCTGTGCGACGAGTACAGTTGCGAACCGGGGTACAGTCCCGACTATGCCTGATAGAAGTGAGAAGCTCCGCCGCCTGAACGAAGAGGCGGGCCAGTACGAAATCCCGTACGTTAGCAAGAGCAGGTTGATGAAATGGGAGGAACAGCCTGAGCACTACAGACTTAAGTACCTTGAGGGAATCCGTGAACCAGAGACGGCACCAATGGTCCGGGGGTCCCGCATCCACGAAGCCATTGAGGGGTTCTACGAGAACATCCAGCAAGGCAACGGGCTTGGTATCTCAATAGACTATTTGCCAGACAATCGACAGCTGTGGGCGGACTTCATCGAGCCATACATTTCCAACTTCTTGTGCTTCGAGAAGCGGCGCCTTGGGCGGGTTAATGACGAAAGCGAGTATTACCCCATTGGCGTCGAAGAGGAAGTGTGGCGCGACGGAACCAGCGAAGCCGAACCAGAATGGATGGGGATAGCGGACGCTGTGTATCACGCCAGTACGATTCCCGGTATCGAGGACGACGCGGGGGTTGTTATCTGCGACTTCAAGACGGGGAGCGTTCCCGCGGAACAGTATCGCGCTAACGGAATCTATAAAGAACTGGCGTACTACTCGATGGTCTTTGACGAGAAGTATACCGTTGCTGGGGTCGCGGCCTACTACCCACGAGACGACACGCTTCTTGTAGAGCCCACGGGGACCAAACGAATGTCGGACTTACAGACCGAGGTCTCCGAGGCTGTTGAAGAGATGGTGACCGCTTGCGCGGAGTACGAAGGGGGCACACAGTTTGAGGTTAATCCCGGCCCGCTCTGTAAATGGTCCGTTGACGACGCGGACGAATCGGCGTTCTATGGTGTCTGTAGTCAATGCGATTGGGGTGTGCCAGCGAATAACAAGGAAACGTTCGAGCAAATGATAGCCGAGGGGTATAGCGACACAGAGATAGCGGAGGTGTTGGGAACAAGCACGAACGCGGTCAACTACTGGAAGTTCAAGATGGAGCTACAGTAATGGAGTACGTCATATCGGACACCCACCACGGCCATGCTAACATCATCGATTACTGTGACCGGCCATTCGAGTCGTGCGAAGCCATGGACGAGCAGTTAGTATCCCGCTGGAACGCGGTCGTGGACGATAACGATGTCGTGTACCATCTGGGCGACGTGGCCATCGATTCAGCTATCGCTGATAGGGTTCTGGACCAACTCAATGGGCAGATTGTCGTCGTGTCCGGCAACCATGACGCGTTCTCGGAGAACCCCGTTGTGCCTGTTGTCGATAGTCTGACACTTCGGCACGGTCGCTATCAATTTCTCTGTTCGCATCGCCCCCAACCAGACTTCTCTGGGTGGCAGATTCACGGACACATCCACAACAACGACATTGGCACGTATCCTTTTATTCACCAGAACCGACAGACCGTTAATGTCTCTGTTGAGCTGATAGGGTACAAACCGCTCCAGTTGGATGAGTTAGTACGATTACTGAGAAAGAACTGCAGCAGAATTAACACTATCCACGATGTCCAACGATAAGTTTTGGCAGAAAGAGACAGCACGGGAAGCGTTCCTGCGGGGTTGGGCCGCGCATAATAAACGCGGTCGCACCACAACGGAGTTGACTGGTGTCCATCGTCGCACCGCAAATACAAAATTTGAATTATGGTGGCAAACAAACTATGAGTAATGTGCCTATCTATGTGACCTTAGAAAAGAGCGACGGCGAAACAATAGAGTTTGAGGCCAGCGATGTGACGGTCGAAAACCATGTCACTACGGAAACACGCCCGCCACATATACAAGCGACCGAACAACGAATAGTAAGAACTGACGTGTATATCGAGGAAGAATAATGGTCAGGCTCTTGGTGAACAATACGGAACAAGCCCAGCCACAGGATAGAAACGACACAGTCATCATCTTGTACGGCAGGAACCCGGAGGCTCCCGAAGCTCGGTATCAGGTGAAGGTGTTCAATTTCGCTCCCTATTTCTATGCCCCGGAAACGGAGGTTGCAGAAAACGAGGCCTTCCTGTTGGAGCAAGAGTCTGTCAGAGAAATTGAGTACCCAGACGCGGAGCCGTTCCTTGCCGGCGAACGTCTCGCTAAGATATACCCGCGATACCCACAGGACACAAGAGATGCCCGCGAGCTTGTGAGCGATGCCCATGCGGCCGACGTTCCATTCACGAATCGATTCCGAATTGACACCGGCATCCGTGATGTCGTAGAAGTACCCGACCCCCCGGAGGGTGAGCAGGTAATTGAGTGTGATTGGCGCGAAGTAAGCCCGGTCATCCCGGAGTCGGAGGCATGACCCCCACCCTTAACACCCGACAAACCCACTTCCAGACTATAGGCTGGAATGGGGGACTCAGATGCGCGGGAACACTCGATAGAGAGGTTATCATAGATGGTTGACCCTACAATTGTCTCAGATGAGGAATACGAGCAGTTTACACAGTTGGAGCCTCGGGTGTGCACCCTTGACATCGAAACGGATGATAGGTCTGCAGGCTTCCCGGAACTTGGCGAAGAACGAATCCTCAGTATTGTCGCCCATGACTCCTACGAAGACGAAGTCGTTGGTTTTATTGACTTGGACGGCCGGACTATCGAGGAATGTTTCCCGGATGGCTGTCCAGATGGGCTTGACCAAGTTCGATGCGAACCGACGGAGCGGCGGATGCTGATTGCCTTTCGGTCGTGGTTCCAAGGCGTTGACCCGGACCTCGTGACCGGCTGGAATGCTGACGACTTCGACATCCCGTTCATCATTGAGCGTATGACAAAGCTTGAGGGGTTGGACGAGAACGCGCTGTCTCCCTTGGGGTGGGCCGGCCATGGGCGTAGTGTGCGTATCAAGGGCCGAACGGTCTACGATTTGCTCAAGGTTTATAAGGCCAACTCCTTCACCGAACTTCGCTCCTACTCGTTAGATGATGTCGCGCAGGAAGTGCTCGGTGCCGAAAAGATTCAGTTCGACGGCACGTTCTTCGACCTCTACGACGAGAACCCGGCGCGCTTCTTGGAGTACAACGCACGCGACGTTGACCTTGCCGTCAGGATTAACAGGGAAGCGGATGTCATCCAATTCCGGGACACCCTTCGCCGCGAAGTGGGGGTGGATTTCGAGGAATCCTACAACGCCAACTCGTTTATCGAAATGTTGTGCCGCAGGAAGCTCGCGGAGAAAGACGTGGTACCGCCAACTGCCAGTTATGAAGGCGATGAAGATTACGAGGGCGCCCACGTGTTCGATGCCTACGAGGGGGTGGCCGAGAACGTCGTCGGGATTGACTTGGCGAGCCTGTACCCGTACACGATGGCCATGCTCAATGCGTCACCGGAAACGAAGATTACCGATGGCGTGGATAGGGCAGGCGAGCCGGTTCCTGCAGAAACCCAAACTGCTGAGGCGCCCAATGGCGCAGAGTTTAGACTTGACAAAGATGGGCTGTTCAAAGAGCTTATTGACGAATCCCTGTCACTCAAGAAAGACTACAAGGAAAAACGGGACGCCGCGGAGAGTGACGAAGAGTACGAGAAATGGGCCAAAAAGTACCTGACGGCAAAAACTATCACAAACTGTTTCTCTCCTGATACAGAAGTAATGACGCCAGCCGGGGTTCAGAATATCCGTGAACTCTCGGTTGGCGACCCTGTCTATTCGGTCAACCCCGATACAGGAGCGATGGAGGTGAAGCCCGTCACAGATACGCACGCATACCCCGATTACGACGACGGGCTTGTAACAATTCGGAACAGCGGCACGGACTTCAAGGTTACGCCGAACCACCGGATGCTTGTCAGTCGGCAGACGGGGTATGTGTCGGAAGACGGTTACTCGTTTGTCGAAGCTGGAGACCTACTCAACAGCGGCGGCTATGAAATGCCCAACAAGTGGGGCGTGCCAGATGGTGAGACGCCAGACTCGATAGACTTGCGCGATTTCCTTTCCGAAGACGAGTACCGGACGGTCGGCGAGAAAATCTCCGAGCCGCGACAAAAGTGCGGTAAGATTGACCCAGAAATACCCGCGCCCCAGTTCATAAAACTTATAGGGTGGTATATATCTGAGGGGTCGATATACACGAGCACGAAGAAAGAGTACGAAACCACGACCAGAGGGCGGGCTACGTCAATCAACATTTCACAAGAAAAAGACCCATACCGGACACAGATAGAAGGGTTGCTTGATTCGCTTGGGTTGAGCTACTATAAAGGCGACCGAAGCTTTCAGATTACTGGAGCCGGCGTTCTTGCGACAGTATTGGAGCGCCTCTGTGGTAGTGGCTCAGAGAACATGCAAATCCCTGACGCAATCTTTAACTGGTCGCCGGATATGAAAAGTCTGCTGTTTGGCGTCCTTATGGCTGGCGACGGAAACCACAGGGGACACAGATATACCACCAAGTCAGAAGAGCTCCGCGACGACGTAATGAGACTGCTTGTCGAGACCGGCCACACACCACGGTATAATAGAGACTCTAGTGCTTGGCGAGTACATTGGGATGTTACAAGACAGTTCCGCGCGGGCCGCGACACGGGAACCGAACAGGCAGAGAACGGGGTCTACTGCGTCACTGTCGCCGACAACCACACACTTCTCGCGGGACGCAATGGGCGCTTCCAGCCGGTCGGTCAGTCAATCTACGGTACTCTTGGCTGGGAATACTTCTTCCTGTACGATAAAGATGTGGCGGCTTCTGTGACAACAACTGGCCAATCCGTAATTAAGCGCACGGCAGAGTGTGTCGAGGCTGAGGGCCACGATGTGCTGTACGGCGATTCGGACAGCGTCTACATCAAGTTCAACGATAGCTGGCCCCGCGGGAAGTGCCTCGACGGTGCGCGAGATTTGTGTGACGAACTGAACAACGTTGTGTATCCAGAGCTGGCCGAGGACATGGGCGTTCCTGCGGAAGACAACCTCTGGGACATTGAGGTCGAGGCGTACATGGAGCGGTTCTTCCAAGCCGGCAAGAAGAAACGATACGCCTATCTGACCACGTGGAAAGACGGTCGGGAACTTGATAATCCCAAAATTTCAGTCACAGGCTTTGCCTCACGGCGGAGTGATAGCGCGGCTCTGACAAAAGAGACCGAAGAAGCTGTGCTTGAAGCCATCTTGCATGGCGAGCAGGGGACTGTTGGCACTATGGTGTTTGAAGCGGCACAAGAAATAACTTCTACGGATGTAGATTGGGACCGCATCGGTATTCCCGGCGGCCTCAATCAGAAAATAGACCCGGCCCGCGCAGGCGAAGATGGCTACTATTCCTTTTCGGAAGACGGTTATCCGCAGGACGCACACCCGCGCGCCGTGTGGAATGCTAACAAGGTCTTGGATGCAGAAATAGAAACCAGCGACAAACCGAAGCGAGTGTACTTGGAGCCGCGCACGTTCTCGCGCGTTCAGCGAAAGATAGACGTAATCGCGTTTAACGAGGCATCAGACTTGTCTGAGATAGAAGACGACCTACAGATTGACGCGGCACGAATGACGAACGTCACGTTGATTCGGCCGCTCGAAGAAATACTCCACGCAATAGACATTGACCCCGAAGCCGCAGTTCGAGGACAGCAACAGACTGGCCTCGGCGCGTTCGAATAACAGGTTGTTATAGTTGCACGCCAATAGTGATTGACCCATCATATAACCGAACTTGCGATGACCCGTCGCCAGAACGGATTTCTGTCCTATACTGAATAATATCTGAACTCGGGGGTGTGTATTCTGTTGGGGAAATCTTAAATATGCCTGAGGACGAGAGGCCCGTTCGTTCAACCATTGTTTCATTATCTTTTGCGTTTATGACTCGCACGTCCATCGTTGTTCCGTTCAGGTCTCCCACCCTGCCGTAGAACCAGACTGCCAGTGTCCCAGCGGAAGGCGCTATATCCGACCACGATATGGCCCCTATCCCGTTATTATACGCGCCCACGTACGTCCCCGAGGTGGTCGCCCCGCTTCCGGTATTTGTACCGGACCCGTAGACGAGCGGTACGTAATCTCCTTTCTCGTACCCTGCGGCTGCGAGTCCGCCGACCAGTCCTGTGTAGGTCTGCCCGGATGGGTCGGTGTAGGATGTCGTGGTTTCCGCACTCTCGGCATTGAGCGCACCGATGTCTGTTAGGTCGCCGCCCTCCAACTGCCATTCGTTTGCTGATTCATTGCGGCGAAGGACGATACTCCCAGACGAGTCTTTGATAACAAAATCGCCGTTGTCTTCGGCTACGCTCGCGCCGGACGGGAGAACAGCGCTACCAACATTCGAGAGCCGTTTGCCCTCAAGGTCCCGGTTAAACGCTTCGTCAGCGATGCCTCTACCCTCGGTCGGGACAACGTCCCCCCTTCGCCCAGCGTCGGGATACTTATCATCGAGTCCGTCGATTGCTTTTGCGCCGCTAAATATATAATAGAAATTGTTATTCTGGTAGTCCCAATTTCGTATTTCATGGCGGCTACTGAATGATGCTTTTCCGGACCGAACGCCTAAGATACCGTTATTCGGGTTATTCGATTGCCCGTCAAAGACGTTATTTAGAAAATGACAGAGGCTCCCTCGAAAGTAGACAAAGTAGTTGGAGTCTCCTTCCAGATAACATTGATATATTAAAACGGTGGTAGTGTTAAACACCCTAAATAGCCCGTTTATGTTGAGGCTATCGATTCGGACAGCAGTTGACCCATTAATAGCAAGGACACCATCAAACGTTTCCATATCGGCCGGGCCATTGCCATTTAGTGGGTCGAGCTCTGAGTCACCAACGATTTTGACACTATAGCCTCCGCTCAGTGATGTACTGCCCCGCCGATTCTCTATCTCGACTGGCGAACTTGCGGTGTAATCTCCGATTTGCCTAATTTCTACCTGCGTGTCCCCAAACCGAGGGACCTCCTCAAGCGCCCGCTCGTAGGACGCGAATGCAGCTGATGCTGATTTCCCATCGTTTGCGTCGTCGCCGTTCGCTTGGTCAACGTAGAAGGTGACATCTGCTTCACGACTTATCCTGATGCCTGCCCCCCCCCCAATAAGTGCCTCATCTGCGTCCAGCGTACTCACATTTTTTACGTCGTTGCCGTTTGCGTCCATGGCTATCGCCCCTCCGCCATTTCTTGGTATCCATTGTGAATCGCTTCCTCGACCAACTGCTGGAGGTCGGCGTCGGGGTCAGATTCTCCGCGTTCTCGTAGCTCCTGTAGCATCTTCTCGTACGGTCCTGCAAGTTCTATTTCGAGCGTCATAGCACGGTCACCCCGTCTGTCGGGTCCGTCAGGTTCTCGAATCCAAGCGCGGTTGCTGTTTCTGTGAGAAGCTCTCGCGTCGATTCGATACTATCGGACTCAGCACGTGCCTCCATCGATACCGAGACGTATATGTCACCGTCCCGCAGTCGAAGTGACACACTACTGACAGTAATGTCGTTGTCACCCTGATGGGTTTCCGCAAGTTCCTTGACGAGTTCTTGCGCGCGCTGTACGTCAACTGTCTGTTCGCCGCTGTAGCTAAGTGTGTGCATTGTGTTAGAGACTCGCGTTTCGGTTAACTCTCCTGTAATGGAGAGGTCGCCCGTCGTCAGGTCCATCACCATCCGACGAGTGCCGTCTCGTTGTGTGATGATTAGCTGGT